TCACGCCGCATCCTCCAAGTGCCAATGCAGGAAATCATCAAGCTGGTAATGCAAGTCTGCAATGTCGCCAGTGTTATTGATCTGAACATCCGGCTTGCCACACCCTGCCTCGCTCTCATGCGACCCGTCGATCCCTCCACGACCGACAAGCTGCCAGACCACTCCGCCGAGTTTGCGGACCTCGTCAGCCTCGTTAGGGAATCGGCAGTCATCGACGACGACGTGCCCGCCTTCGGCGATGATCTGGTTGACGCGCCGCACCCAGAGCTCAATCCAGAAAGAGGGTCCGATGCAAGCGCGTCCCCACTGCGTGCCGAGCGTCTGCATAGCGTGACGCGGCGTCGCACCTTGCAGCCACTCGCACGGCTCTTCCTTCAGCTCCCCTTCAATCTGCGCTTCGCTCAGACCGATCGCCCGCAGCATGTCTTTCAACGGCCCTGCGAACTTTACCAGCTGGTAGCCATGCTTCTCGACCAGGCACTTGCTGGCCGTGCTCTTGCCGCTTCCTGCAAGACCGGTGAGCGCGATGACGGGCGGTAGGATGGCTGTGCTGGCCTTCCCGATCGCGGCACCTAGTGCGCGCAGTTCGGCGGGGACGTTATCATTCGCCGGTACGGCTGTGAGGCAGCCGGTATCCTTGGATGTGATGGTTTCGCCGAGCGTGAAAGACGCTCGGAAGTCCGCCAAAGCTGAAGCATAGGCGGCTCGATTCTTTTCAGCGAGTTCGTCAAGCTTGTCCAGAATGTTGCTCATACCGTCTCCTCAATCTTTTTCTTGCCGTCGACCGCAGGCTTCACGACCGGCCTGAAACGACTTGCGCGGAAAGGCATGTCGCCTACGTCTAGGCCAGCCGGATCATCTCCCCTGTCTATCTCGATCAACCTGACGCCGATGAAATCTCCATCGATATAATGTCGATAGGGTCCGTAGGATCTGACTGTGTAAATCTCACCCTCAACGAGGCCAGTCGGCATTGACGTCCAGCCAGCAGCTTTCGCGTCCACGCAAACGATTTTGTCGCCTGGCTTCATGCAGCCCTCCCCGCCATCAGCGCATCAAACGTAGCCAGAAACTCCAGCTCCGCCTCCTCCGGAGACCAGTACCGCAGCTTCACGCCAAGCGGCTTGTTATGCCGCGCATGCCAAGGCATCGGCACAAGGTTGACGAGCTCGTCGGCAATGATGCGGTTGTCGGCATTATGGATTTCATCGGGCAGCTCGCGGTCCAATTGAAACCGCGCCGCAATCGCCAGCCAGTTCTTTTGCTCGATGCCCTTATAGTTCGTCAGATACGGCTTGAGCGGACGCGGAATGTCCACGCAGTACGCCTCAGGCGCGTCGTGTAAAAGACCCGCCAAGGCTACCTCGGGCGCGTGCTTGGCCGCGAGGTAGCGTGCGATCAGGACAGAATGCTCTGCGACCGAATAGAAGCGCAAAACATGACCAGCGTATCGGCATTGCAGGCTGAGCGAATGCGCAATGTCCTCTATGAAGACTTCGTGCGGTAGTGGATCGCAAGGCCAGTATTGGCGGCCGGTGTACGTCTGCATGAAATCGCCGACGCGTGGTCGTTCGGCTGGCACAAACACGCCGCGAGAGGCAGGGTTGCTGCAGTCGGGGATCCACTGGCCTTCACGGTTATCGTTGGCCGCCACATATTTTTCGAGCGGGCCGAAGGAGGTGGTGGCGATTTCGGAGTTATAAGGTTTTTGCGAAAACGGTATAACCAGCTCTGCCGGTACGGCTTGTTCTTTTCTCATGAACATCACGCGGCCTCCCGTAGCTCATGAATTGTTGGTCCCTTGATCTCGATCGTCGAGACAGGACCGCCTTCAATTGCATCATCGAACACGCCAACGACCAATCGGCCCGTGTACCAAGCGAAGGTATCGAAGTTGCTGCGGCCCGCAAAAAGCATAGGACCTTCTTCATACTGGTGGTGGCCGTGCACGACGTGGAGATGGCCGTAACCGTCCTCAGCGCCGTCTGGATAAAGCATCCAGGTGTTCTTTTGCTCATCCTGCTTGTCCAGAGGTACGCCATCCTGAACACCGGCGTGCACGAACAAGCGCTTGCCGTCGCTGTGAATGACTGGGAGGCTGGAAATCCAAGCCAGATGCGATCCTGGCACCACTGACGTATCAATGTCGTCGCCAACCTTCTGTCCGTAGGACATCAAAGTCGCTGCGCCACCGTTAGGAATCCACCAACGACCAACCATGCCGGTAACAAGGCAGCACGTGTGCATGATCTCTTCGTGGTTGCCTCGAAGGCAAACCCATTTCCATCGGGACGGATCAGATGGGCCGGCCATCAGCGTTTCGATGACCTGTCGGCTTGCCGGTCCGCGATCGACATAGTCGCCCGTAAAAACGATTATTCCGCCGCTATGGCTGGATTTCTCAATACGCTCGATTGCGGCGACAAGCAGATCATGTCTGCCATGAAGGTCCGCGATAATGAAGGTTTTGGTCAACTGTTTCTCCTCAGTGGTGTGGTGGTTGACCGCCAGTTGGTGGCTGGCGGATCGGCTGGGGATTGCTGGGGAAGGCGCTGTATAAATGCTCTAGAAACCCCAATTTCCCGGTTGTTTCGGTGGTTATTCCCCGTTTGCAATTGACGCGCCGCCCGTAGGGTGTGCTTATTGCCATTGTGGTGCCAGCGAATCTTTCACTGGAGCACCACATGAAAAACTTCTTGAAAATCAAACACGGTCAGACCGAAGGCGAGGCCGGCGGAACTCTAGCCGTTGTTCTCCTAGCCGTGATGTTCTTGGCGGCTATATTCGCACCGATCATCGCGTGGGCGGTTAGGTGAGTTCGACTGTCTTGCCGCTACAGCTTGAACTAGTGAAAATGCCATCGTTTCTCCTTAGTGGGGTGGTGGTATCTAGGATCAGAATTGGTTCAGTTTTCGTCAGAACGTCGGGGATAGCGCGATGAAGATCACACAATCAAAGTTCAACGGTTCGCTCGCCGAGATCGTCGTGGAAGCTGAACCTGGCCGCTCAGGCCTCATCGTTCAGTTCGAAGCATCCGGTCCTTTACAAAACGACGCACAAACCGACCCCGTTGTCCTTGCAACTGACCTATCCATCGAGGAAATTAGCGAACAGTGCAAAATCTCCGACGCAGAAGCTCGAGCGATGGTAGTCACATATTTGCTCAAGGACGGCTTGGTGGCCTAAGCCGCCGCCCTCACCGGCTCATTGTCATTTGCAGCATCCATCATCGCCACGCGAACGCGCGAAACCTCTCCGTATTCATTGTGGTAGCTGATCGACTGCATCGACCGGCCAGAAAGGAAACCCGAGCCAAAGTGCCATGCATCCTGCGGCGTCGGTGTTTGGTGCGATTCGGAAATGACCCCGCCACCCTCAGAAGCGAACTTGCTAGAGTGGTGGATATGGAAGCCATGAACGAATCTGTGGCGAGTTGCACCCCAGTCCTCGGCGCGACGGTGCGCCATGATACTCGCCATGTCCTTGAGCTTGACCGTGTGGCCATGCGTGGCGCCAATCATCACCTTGCCGAAACGGAACCAGAAGAACAGCGATGGATCTACGTCGACGGTTACGCGCGGCTCGTTGCGATACCAGGCGAGCAAGAAGTAGGCGACCGCAACAGAAGCGTGCTCATCGTGATTGCCGGGAAGAATGCGCACAGTCACGTGCCCATGTTGGCGAAGGTTAGCATCGATCGCACGCACAACTAGACGGCACGCCGTCATCAACACCTTCTGGTAACGCCCGTCGACCTGAAGAACGTTGCCAGACCGCGCCGTCTTGTTCTCGTTATTATCCGAGTGGAGCAGGTCTCCGCCGCCCAAAACAATGGCATTGGCAGAAGGTGGTGTGCGCGCGATCAGGTCTTCAATCGCCGAGCCGATGACGCTCTCCGCAATCTTCAAATCCCAGTTGGTATCGGTCTCGCGATGCCACGAGAATAGTCCAATATGCCAGTCTGCAAGGGGTGTCAGCGTCAGCAGATCATCGTAGACCTGCGCGGGCGCAGCGATCGGCTCGGCAGGAGCAACGTCGTTGAATGCTTCTTTCAGGATAGCAGCTATATCAACCGGGGAATGCTCCACCGCCGTCTTCTGCCACTGCTGGATAACTCGCCCGTCAGCATCGACGAGAGCAGATACGCCTTTGACGACGTGACCGGTAGGCACCTCAAAGCGATCACCGCGCTCCGGCGTCTGTTGGATGAACGTGCCGCTCGGGGTGTTGCTGATGCGGCTGATGCGAAACCCCGGCAGCACCGGCTCTGTGCCAAGCAGGCCAGCCTCGGCGGCGCGTCTTAGGCTGTCATGGAGAGCCGACTTGCCGATGCCAAGGGCGGCAGCCGCCTTGATCAGCGTGCCGTGCTCGCGGTAGGCGTCGGCTCTTCGACGTAGTTCTTCGGTGGGTAGTGGCATGTAGTCCCCTCGTGGTGGTGGTGGCCGCTTGGTGGGCGGCCTGATGATTTTACTTCCGCGCCAGCAACCCACAAATCTCAGTCGAAGGCACAACAAAGCCATAGCCAACGAGCGAACCAGAGAAGCCAATCGGCGCCGCCATAACGCCTACGGTGATCCCGATAAGGTCGCCGTTGTCCGTAAAGACAGGCCCACCTGATTGCCCCATTACAGTCGTGATGTCGGTCACATAGACAGCGTTCCACGGACCTGTTTTGCGAGGCTCGCCGGCAATCTTGCCGTACGCGGCAACGAATTCGATTTGCAGGGGATTGCCGTAGGCAACGATAGGATCGCCAGCATTCACCGCGCGGCAGGAAAGGTGAGCAATCCCTAAGCTGTCCGACGATGTGCGCAGCAGTGCGATGTCGTTGGCCTTATTGACCCAAAGGACATCCGCTTTGCGGAACTCGGCGCCCTTCGCCTTTATCTGAACTTCTTTTGAATCGCCGACGACGTGCGCAGCAGTGATGATAAAGCCGTCGCCTATGTGGACGCCGGAGCCGTGGCTGTCGTTGACTTGGATTTTGACGGTTGCGCTCTCGGTCGTCGGCAAATTGGGCGGAGGAAGGAGCGCGTAAGCGGCCGCAGAGGTGGCGGCGACGACAACGAATAATGCAACGAGGAATGCTGTCGGCAAACGCCGCAATGAGGCACGCAGGAATCGTCTGAGCATGATATCCCCTCTTTCTGGCGACCTTGCGCCAATGTGGTGGTGCTTTTGGTGAACGCAGGCTGGTGAGGCCGATATTCACGCTATACTCTTTTTACAAATTTGTCAAGAATCAATGAGTAATGTATGGGTATGCGACTTGCTGTTTATGTACAAAGATACCGCACGAAAAATTCCAGCCGAGTGTTTCATGTGCTAACAAGCAATGCCCACTAGCGAAAGGAAGCTCGGTGAAGACGGAATACTGTACTCGGACGCAGTCAAGCGATTCAGCACCAAAGCCAAAAGTTGGAGAGATTCGTGCGCTGACTGGCCTGCGAGGCGTTGCGGCTACAGATGTTGCGCTGCTCCATATCGGTGGCGTTGCACCGTTAAGTTTATTTGCATTCCACAATCAGGCTGTTGATATCTTCTTTTGTTTAAGCGGTTTCACGCTATCTCTCGCCTATCGTATAGAATCGGCTCGGCATTTGAATTGGAAAGCTTTTTTTGCTGCTAGGTTTGCGAGGGTCTATCCGCTTTGTGCAATAGCGCTGATTTTATGTACAATTTATAGCGCTTTTTGGAACTTAAACAATTTTTCGGCCTATGGACCAATAGAATTCATTGGTGACTTCGTGCGCCAACTGCTCATGATAAATGCCCTTCCTGTAATCGGTTCCAGCGTTCACTGGATAGCGCCGATGTGGTCGCTCTCAATTGAGGCATTTTGCTATGTTGCAATTTTCCCCATCTTGTTCGCCATAACAATGCCAGCTGGATCTTTGAGCCCAAAATGGCGTTTGGCAATTATTCTTATGCTCAGCGGTTTCACCTACGCATTCTATGTACTATTCATGAATCCGGGGGTTTATTCACATCTTGTTCCGCCGGCAACAGGGCCCTGGATACATTGGGTCGCGATAGTGCGGGGAATCTGCATGTTCACCTGTGGCTGGCTGGTTTATACCCTCTATACCAATGCACCCGCAATTTTGAATGGCGCAATCGAGATGGTTGACATTGTAGTGTTTTTCGCTGCGCTTATTCTAGTTGGCCGGATGTTTGGTGTGGTTGATGTCGCCCTCATCGTACCCTTAGCGCCCTTTTTAGTTCTTGGCATTTCCAGCGGAGATTCCCTGACATCCCGAATTCTATCAGGTAAAACACTGCATTATCTCGGGAAAATTTCCTATTCTCTCTACATCCTGCATTGGCCTGTAAAAGAATTATACGACTTGCTGGGTGGCAGCTCACAGCCAGAAATAAGGCTCGCCGCAATTTTTATCGCATCGTTGGCCTTATCTGGCTTATCATATTCATATTTAGAAACACCAATGCGAATATTTTTGTTTAAAAAAATCACGCAAAAACTTAGCAAGCATGGCTAAGCCAAGCACGCTTCCAACTACTCGCCGCCCTGTATAGTCCGATGCAAGACTCCGCTTGACTCCTCTGCAGAATGAGAACATTTGTAGAACAAACAAGGAGTACGCGACATGGCCGATGAAGAAAAAATCATCGTAGTGCAATTTAAAAAAGGCCGCGCAGGCATTGTGCCTGGCGAAATGCGGCCCGCCTCAAACGCGGCATCCGCGGAAAAAATGGCCGGTGCAATGGCATCGCGCCACATCGGTGTGGCGGCGTACGCTGTCACTGTGGATGATGAAAGTGGCGCTATGGCCAACCCGCGTCTGCTGGTGTCGCATGGGCAGATTTCGGACTTGATGCCAGACTGATTTACCGGCGCGGGGGCGCGCGCCCTTTCATGACAAGGGAAGTTTTGCGGCTCTGAAAAAGGAGAATGAGAACGTGCGCCCAGAAAGAAGAGAACCAGATGCCGATCCGGTGGACCACATCATTGCATGGCACGATGGAGATAGCCGAGCCGCTATTGAGACGCTCATGGAGGACATTCTGCATCTGAGGATGCAGTTGGCTTTGGCGACGGCTGCGATGGGCACGGGATTTACGAGAGGATGGAAGCCGGACGCTGATCGAGATGCCAATTGAGGGAGCTTATGTGCTGTCCGAATACGGCGGCGAGCCGGTGGGCGTGTTGTGCGAGGATTGCGAGTTTCTGAAGTTCATCTGCTCGGGAGAGCTTATGATCGAGTTTGGCGACTTACAGATGCCGACTTTGCTCGAAAAAATTTCGCAGGAGGTCCTCAAGTGCCCAAAGCCGATGAAGGGTTTCTCGGGACGATGCAGGCTCCGATACCACACTCGCTCCGGGAGCATTATGGAAGCGTTGAAACAAGCGCCACCTTCGCCCGTTAAGGTCAAGGAAATACGGAACTGGGAGATTGTCGTTGCCAAGTGCAACTACTGCGGTCACGTTTCGAATATCCAGCATTGGCAGCTGAACTGCGTGGCTAAAACCGATACCACCGTCGACGATATTGCCAAGCGGCTAAAATGCAAAAGGTGTAACACCAAGGGTGACGTCAAAATCACCATAGCCAAGATGCCGAGGTGAGCATGTGTAATTTGTACCGTGTGAAGACCAATCAGGAATCTATCCGCGACATCGTGGGCACCATGCAGGAGCGGCTTAATCTGGAGCCAGACGTTGAGGTCTATCCAGATCGGCCGGCGCCAGTGGTGCGCAACGGTGAAACCGGCCGGGAGTTGGTCGGCCTGACGTGGGGCATGCCCTCGCCGCAGTTCGTCACGCAAGGCAAGCCTGACACCGGCGTGACCAACATCCGCAACGTCACCTCCCCGCACTGGCGGCGCTGGCTTAGGCCTGAGAACAGATGCGTGGTGCCGTGGACGACCTTTTGCGAATGGGAAGACACCAAACCGCGGAAGACGAAGCGCTGGTTTGCGATCAACGAGGAAACACCCCTCGCCTTCTTCGCCGGCATCTGGACGGACTGGCATGGCGTTCGTGGATCGATGAAGAATCCGCGCGAAGGCTATCATCGGCTTTTTGCGTTCCTGACGACCGACCCGAACGGCATTGTTAAATCGATCCACCCGAAGGCCATGCCGGTAATCCTGACAAATAAAGATGAAATTGAGACATGGCTTACGGCGCCGTGGGAGGAAGCGAAAGTACTTCAGCGACCATTGCCTGACGACGGCCTCGTGCTGCTGCCAGTTGAGGAAGAAAGGCCGCAACAGGATCTATTTGGATAGGAGGCAAACATGCGCATTCGTCCATACTTGCTTGAAAAACATGGCGTATACGCAAAATTCCCGCTGAATGAAGGCGACTTCGTGGGCGCAACGAAAGCCAGCCACGACGACCTCGATCCGCGCATTCTCGATGAAGTCGACCGTGATTCTGACCTCACAGCCTTCACCGGTTACGTTGCCACAGAACTATTCGCTGACGATGACGACATACCGACCGGCGCAAAGACGGAGATCTTGTTCAGCCAGCGCAAGGGGATCGCTGCCATCCTATACGACCACCCTAACATTTCAGACGCATTCATCGAATGGGTCTTTTGTTCCTCCGCTGAGGATGCGTTGGACAAATGGAAAAAGAAAGTTCGCTGGCCGTTGATTGAAACGTCTAACGGGCCCATAGACATCACTGGAAACACCATCATATGAGCGACCAATCCAAAAACAGCGACGGCATTCACGAGGATCACTATTGCGAGCATCCTGGCTGCAAGAAATGGGGCGGCTTCGGGTATTCTCGATCGAAGGCCGAGAAGTCATCCTGGCATTGCTGGGCGCATTATCCGCATAAGGAGCCACTACAATGATAACCCGCATTTCCCGCCAGAAGAACGCGGAACAACGGTTGGCAATGGCCCTTCGCCAGTTAAACGATGCAATCAAAGAAGTTCACAAGACCGGCCTCGACGTCGATATCAGCACCCTGACGATGCATACATCTCGTGGCCCAATGACGCAGGTAAATCTAAAGACGTTCAGAGCTGAAGGTGCGCCGCCGGTGCTGCGTGTGGTGGAATAACTAATGTTTTCGGAACCGATTTTCTCGTCGCGAGTTTTTAAGGCCGGACGGAACCTTTCCCCATCCGCCCATTGCTCCTAGTGCCCTTTAGTTGGCACGATTAGAACCCTCCCCGCCGGAGGGTTTCTTTTTAGGTGAGCTCGAATATCGCCCATCGTTCTGACGGGCATGAAGCTGCGGAACAATATCAAGTGACTGATCGTTGATATCGACATTCTCTGAACGCATGCCGGGAATTTCGCTATGCCGCGTTACTTTTTCCACGTCCGAGACGCTGAAGGGCTTTCCGTGGATATGGAGGGAGCAATTCTTTCTACTGATGAGCAGGCAAGACACGAGGCCGTGCAAGCCGCGAGAGAAATGCTCTCAGAAAAAATCCTCAAGGACGAAGTCGTAGATGGCAGCTCATTTGAAGTTATTCGCGGCGACGGCCATTTGATCGCGAGAATCCCACTGAAATCTGTTATGCGCTTTAAGTAAATTCGGCGCGTCCTCACACTCGACCATATAGATTTTGCACATAGACTCTTCGCTTATCGCGTGTTCTCATTTGAAGAAGAGAGAACATAGCGCAGGTGGGAGGGATGAACGTATGCCTAGGGGGCTTATTTCAGAGTTGGAGCAAGCGGCGTCCGAAGTATCTAGCCTCACTTCACATCAAGTGAGAACGCTGCTGAATAGAACGATTAATATGGTCCAACGACTTCATGAGGAAGTACCGGGCGAACCGATCAATCGTGATTTGATGAACTATCTCCGCACCGCATCTACTGAGACCGGAAAGCTCTCCGAAGATGAAAAGGTGCATGTATTGCTCGATGCAGCGGACGGCATACGAACGCTGTTGTCAAAGCGACCAACGAACTTAGGCGAGGTGAGACAGACGAGTTAAATCGGTAGCTAGAGGGGCCGAAGCCGCGCTCAGCAAACCATAACGGTCCTTAATAGCGCTATCGCGGTGTTTTGATGTTCTCGAGTCGTGCCAGACCAAACAAAAAACCCGCCTACCTATCCGCAAGCGGGTTAAATCAGGAAGCCCGCGTCGCGCGCGGCTTTGATTGATTCTCGACGATGCGGTCCACGCGCAAAGTCATCTTGTCGACGGCATCCTTCACGGCGCCGATAGCGCCCATGATCTGCTCAGTCTGTTCGCGAAGGCCGGACTTTGAGACGTAGGTTTCCGCCACATGCAGGCGGTGAGCCGCGAGCTCTTCCCTCGCAAGGGACGCCATTGCCGAAGCCGCAGAGGCGGCGCCAGACGCCTCCATCTTTGCGGCACTGATCTTCGCGTCGACGTACTTCCAGAGGCCGAAGATAAAGCCGAACACCAGCACGAAGAAACCGACGGCGCCCATAATCTCCGCGCCGGTCATGGCTTCACCCCACAAAGCTTCATCAGCTTCTCATTCTCGATCAGGATTTGCCGCTTTGTCTCCGGCGTCAGGCTATCCTCAAAGGAGGGCCGCACCGGTCGCGCGATGTCGCAGTAATTACCGCTTGTCGCGCATCCACTGAGTAAGACGACGATCAACATCATCGTCGCCAAGATTTTTGATTTCATGTTCGGCGTCCCCGGCCTTCTTGATAGCCTTGGCATTCGCCGCAGCCTGCTCGTCCTTCGCCGCGGTGCGCCCTGCCCGCTGGCCATACAAAAAGACGCCCGCGAGGATCGCGAGCGCCGTGCCGATTGCGGCTAGGTAGCCTTTAAGCTTGGCGATGATCATCAAACCACCACCTCCTTGCCGCGCCAACTATTCCATCGGCGTGCGATCACATCGCGGTTGCGGTAGGTGACATAGCCGACAACCGCCACAAGCACGCCTGCGGCGATCCAGCCCCATGGAAGGCCAGCAGTGAAGGCAAGCAATCCAGAACCGACCGCAGAGCTTGCGCCCTTTGCAACCACGTCCTTGGCCGCGCTTGCGTCGCGACGAAGCTGTGCGATGGTGGCAGGGCCGATGATGCCGTCAGCGATAAGGTGCGGGTGTGCCTTCTGGTATGCGATTACGGCAGCCGTGGTCTTTGCACCCATCCAACCGTCGATAGCGCCGGGATTGAGGCCAGCAGTCGTGAGCAGTTCCTGCGCTTCCTTCACAACTGGATCCGGTAGCACCGGCGGTTCCGCCGTCACTTCTTTTGTCACGCCAACCCCGGTATAGATGCCCTTCTCGAAAAGCAGAGCCTCTTCCTTGCGACGGCGCACGAGGCCAGGCAGTTTCTTGCCTTTCGCAGTGTTGTAGTTGCTTGCGAGATGATCGGCGGCCCTCTTGATCTGGCCTTTGCGCCAGAGATCAGCCCACGTCCAATTCATAGCGCCAACGCCGAGATTGAACGTCACGGATGCAGCAGCGTCCAGCTCATGCTGCTTGCGGTCATTCGGCGAACCGGCCACGACAGCAGGCACGTACTCGGCAGCAAGAACAGCGTCGAGGATGACATCGCTCTGCGCTGCTGTGATCTTGGTCTTACCTGGCACAAGCTTCGTGATGCCGATCTTGGCCAGTTCGCGGCGGACGGAGTCGCTGCGCATCGTGAAGCCCGTACCGATCGTCGGAATGCCGACAGGGTCGAGATAGCAGGTAAGTGGATTGCCCTCGTGCAGGCGCACGAAAGCCCTCCCCTGTGTGGAGATTTTGGTGATTGGCATTTGGGAATCCTGATTTTTACGGGTTGTTTCTTGCCCCAGAGCAGAGGCGAGTCGTTCATCTGCGGTTCATGCGGCCGAGGCCACCTTGCGCGTGGTCGCTCCGCCCAGCGACCTGACAGAGGCCCGCAGCCGCCCCCCGGCCCTGCGGGCCTCTTTTTTTGCTTCTGCGCCTGATTGTGGGTTATCGGTGCCGTGTTAGTTGTGTCATCTACGCGCAGTAGTTGACATCAGCCGGTTATACCGATTTTAGTTTTTCTGGTTTTTTGAACGAGACGAGCCGAATCCGGTTCAACTGACAAAGCTGAAACTGGAGCGCAGATGAAACTTATTTCGCGTCTAATCAGGAAAGTTTCCATGGCCCCCAAAAAAGGGCTCGACGAGCAGAAATGGCCATCAGACTTTTCTTCGATCGTCCCGCATCGCTATTCCGTCAATGTTCATCGTTATGAGAAATTTGAGAAGAGCCTCAACCCAGACGCTCTAACTGATGGGTTCTTTCATAATGAAGATAACAACAAGGGAGACATGGGCCGTTTCTTCACTTTTACCCTTATCTATGACCAAATAAGGAAAGAGAACATCCAAGGAGATTTGGCTGAAGTCGGGGTTTATAGGGGCAATACAGCTTACATTCTGGCCAGCTTTGCGCGGATTCTTGATCGGACCGCTTACTTGTTTGACACGTTTGAGGGCTTCGACCCCAAAGACCTGAAGGGGATTGATGAAGCGATCCCACACCAATTTTCCGACACATCGCTTGAAACCGTCCGGAATTTTGTGGGTGAGGAAAACGTTGTGTACGTAAAGGGTTACTTCCCAGAATCGGCGGCGCAAATTCCCGACGACAGGAAGTTTGCAGCGGTTCATCTGGATTGTGACTTGTACAGTCCTATGATGAGCGCGTTGGAATATTTCTACCCGAGGATGTCGGAGGGCGGATTTATAATCATCCATGATTACTCCAGCCTCCATTGGGATGGGGCAGAGAGCGCGGCCGATGAGTTCTTTTCCGACAAGCCAGAATGTCTTATGCCAATTGCGGACGCAGGTGGCAGCGCAATAGTTCGGAAGGCGCGCACATCATCCGACCAATTCAACAATTGGCGAATGGGACGGCTTCATGAGTTGTCCGTTGGGTCTTGGGTACCGCCCCATATTCTGAAAACTTACCTCAAAGAAGGGTGGGCTGACATCGAGGACTGGGGAGTATGGGGCCTCGGTGAAAGCCACACCTTATCACTGGTAATTCCTTTTGTACCTCAATCGGAAATCAGCTTGAGTTTTGATGTCGATGCTCTTCTGCTCGGCAAACAAGCAGCCCAGAGAGTTGCCGTTTCTGTGGAAGGAATACCAATTGCCGATTGGACGTTCACAAATGAAGATAAACGCGGACAGAGGAAGTTGACTATCCCGCTGGAGATAATCCAACAAAAAGTGAATGATGAAGCTCCACCGACGATCCTATTCGAATTCAGGCCAAAATTCCATTCGGCTCCGAACTCCTTGGAGCCCTCCAGTACTGACACGAGGCCTCTTGGTCTTGCACTGCACAGTTTCAAAATTTGCCCGGTTATCCCTATGGCCAAGCGATAGGCGAGATCTCGGCAAGGAACTGGTCGACAGTAGGTTGTGGTCGCTGGCCTGCCTGAACTTTTGCAAGCTCACCGTAAGCGTAAAACCAGACGTTATCGCGCCATGCGACAAAGGCCTGGGCTTCTGCCGCCCACTTCGGTTTGGTAGACGCCGTGTAGGAAGCCAACGTCACACCATCGCGGAACTGACGCTCACGAGCGCTGCCGTCAACGAGTTCTTGGATGGCGTTTTCGTAGTCGGTGATGGTGGGCACTGGAGGCGGAGGAGGAGTTTGAATTTCCTCGATCTCTTCTGGCGTAAGAGGGCGTTCGATAGTCTCGCCTGTGAGGCCATCAAGAATTATAACATTCATCCTCTCATTCCTTCAAAATAGAACTCGGCAGAAGTATTGTTTGCAGGGCAAACAACGCGCAACGCATTGGCTGCGACAGCGCCTAAGATGTTATGCGTGATAAGTCTTGATTGTCTTCCGCCGCTATTGTCTATCATTTGCGTGCAAACAGACTGCGCCACTCTCGCTTTATTGAAGCCTCCAATCGTCAATTCACCCGACGCATTACCTCCACCTAACGAGAGACCAGTTAGATCACCGTCACCGACTTGACCTGTTGACGCGCCGCCCGTGTAGATGTTGTAAATAATATTAAACCGATACTGACCCAATGTTGAACGCCATGTTGCGCCATTATCGGTTGAAATCTGTAAATATGCGTCGCCGGTATTAGGGTTGATAAAAGAATAGAAACAGCGGACGAACACAAACGGAGAAAGGTTTAAAACCTGACCGGTAGAAGCTCCCGCCAAATTCAATAGCCCAATAGGTTCCCAACCGCCAAGAACCTGATTAGCTTGAGCCTTTGTCAAGTCTTCTACGTTACCAGAGCCGGCCGTCAGCCGTCCTTTCATTGTCCCCGTTGCAACATTAGCAAGATGCGTATTTGTCACGATGCTCGCCGGGGCTTTGATTATAACCTTGCCCGTTGTGTCACCAAACGCGGCTAAATCGGCAGTCGTTACGCCACCGGCAGGACCAACAACATCACCCGTACCATTTCCGTCAGCGCCTTTGTCACCGGCCCTGCTGAAATCGAGGTTGATTGCTCCATTATTGGTGAAAGTGGTATTTCCAGAATGACCGGTTACGCTAATCTTCACATAGTTTGTCGCGTCCGTAACCGCCGTAACGCTAAATCTGGCGACTGCCCCATCTGATATACGTTGCAGTATTAAATCGCCCTTTGTCGTCGGATTTGTACTGGATGCAAGCCCCAGTAGGTACGTTGCCAGTGCGGACCCAGCCGCCGAAGTTTTCGATACGAACAAGAGCGTTGCACTTGCCATGCTGGCATTGTTGGCGCGAATGAAACCGTTGCCAGGGTTTGCATCTGTGATGGTCGTTGACCACGTATAAGGGTAGCCACTAGAACGCCCAGCTGGCACACCGATGGCGAGATTGTATCCTCCAGTAATCGGGTTAGCCGCAGCTGTTGCGCTCGCACCAGCAGCCAGAGTTGTTGCGCTCGCTGTAAAAGTTGGAGAAGGTCCTACAGGCCCGGTAATATAGGAAGCTGCACTCCAGTCGCCCGACGTTGCCGAGTTCTTGAAGTAGAGGGCCGATCTGCCGTCACCGATATCTACGACGAGAACCGAGAAACCAGCCGCGGCGGTATTGTATGCTGCCCTTGCCGCAAGGTTCGCAACCCATGCGTCATAGCGCACGCCTTGAGTTAAACCGGCTTTATTGATGGTGCCAAACACACCCGGACCGACACCGATTGGAACGTCGTCTACGCCGATAGTGATTTCGGACAGGCTGTCGAGGTTGCCGTTGCTCAAACTTGCCAACAGCCGCCGCATAGCCTCCACCGCCGCAATAGCAGGCGATGTTAGTTCAACCTTATAGGGCGCATTCGTTTGTGCTGGTCCTGGCCAATTATCGGCAAGCGTCAACTGCGTATCGTTATCGATGGATTCGATTACGATAGGCCGACCGACATGGATACCGAACTTGTCACCAACCTTGATCGGCGTCAGTCCGGCAACTTCTGTCAACCATCCGGTCCCGATACCGGTAACTGTGCGCGAGCCGACGGCTACGGTCGCAGTGCCGTCGCCGTACCATGTGGTGTTAGCCATTATCGGGGTCTCCTTCGCCTTCACCGCGAGCGATGCGCAGATCGGCTTCAAGGCCGTTAATTTTGTCGAGAAGGATCTGGTTCTCAGCCTTCTGCACAGCGAGGCATTGACCAAGGAACAAATTGCGCTGTTTGAAAAATTCTTCGCGCGCGTTCGCTTCTTGCAGAGCGACCAGAGGGTCGATCTGCATTGTGTTGCCGGTTGTCATGATATTTCCTTGTGACTAACGCCGAAGAACCATGGCGATAAGGCGGGATGTGGTTGATAGGTTCACCGGTGCGAATCTGCTTATTCTGAACGTGGTTTGCGTCCTTCCCGAAGGGGGTACAAAAACACGGAAAGATGAAGCTGAGACGATGTCGCCATTATTGACGCCAGGATTTACCGACCCGATAGAACCGATAACGCCCCCGTCGGTATCATTATTTATGTCGTAGCGAATTTGCGCGCCGATCTGGTTATTTGCGGTGACGAGTTCGCTGGAATAGAACAAGTATATCCTCGGAGCCCCGACGCCATGGTTCACAACCAAGCTCTGCGGTGTGCTGCCAGACTGCGAAATTTCAAACGAATCTGAAATTGCACCAGAAACAATATTCGACGTGCCGACCTGTAGGTTGCCGATATAGGCCTCCTCAATGTTGACGTTCCCCAACACCGAAGTGAATGCCGACAGCTTGTTGACCCTGATGTCGTTTGCGTAAAGCACTCCATCCTGAACAACGAACGGCTGCTTGATGACTGACATATCGCCGCTGGCAATGACGAATTGGTCAGCGAAGCCGACCAGGCGCGTCGGGCTCAGCGGGTTTGCTGGTACATCCAACAATAGCGCCGCAGAACGATACTGACCGTCGTTGACAGCCGCCGTCACGCCATACCGAGCCGCGTAGCCTGCCGGTGTGGCTAAAGCCGCCCAGGCAATATTAACGAACGCGGAGCTGCCGCCTAGTGCCGCCGTCAACGTCTCCACCTTACCAGCGACGGCCATGGTTTCGTTAACGGCAAGCTGGATATCCTCGCGATATTCGGCGCGCGCCGCTCCCAGCTCCACGGAAAGCTCTCTGGCGAGATTGCGGGTGTCTTTGTAGGCAACCGTCGCCAATTCCATCTGCGCTGCAATCAGCCCGTCAATGGCGTCCTGAGCGGTTCTGGTGCTGTTGCGGAGCCAGCCTAGAGCTTCTTCAACGCCGGAAAGATCGACGTCAACGAACACATCCTTGTCGGAGAGCAGCACGTTCGGTGTGATGACCGGGATAAATCCAGACCACAACACCGGCCTGTCTCCGCCGGGGATATAGCGACCGCGGACGACGTAGCTTTGATTGGGCAGAAGGCTCTGCGAGATCAGCATTGAGCCCACTTGCGGCTGGTCGGTTCGGCCCTCGCTTACCTTTTCAAGCGTGGCTTGAAGCCGGACCTCGTACTCAATGCCGATGACATCATCGAGGCGACCGTCGCTGTTATCCCACGTCAGCCGGATGGCAGGTCGCCTATCGTCACCCGCCGCGTCTTTGATTGTGGCGGGTTCAGCGAACCAGTCAACAATCGCCTGTGGCGATGGGCGAATGACCCCGAGCTGCCCATCAACAGGGGGCTTGAAGTCCGCGCCCGTATTCCAATCGTAGTCGGCTGGATCAACCTCGGTGATGTCGACCATGACATCGAGGTTGGCGCGATCCGCCACGCCGTCGAGGCGCATCAGTTTCGCGATGTAACCGTTACGCTCGGAAGTCCACGAGAACACCGTACCCGGTGTCGCGTAGGCCCAGAATTTCGGAGGCAGAACAATCGTGTGCCTGCGGAAACGCCTGGCCTCTTCTAGCGCCGACCTCATTAGCCGCTGCACCTGCTCCGCATACGGAACAAAGTTCAAATCGACGTCGGCCATCAGACGGCGATTGCCGTCGATTGCTTCAAGGTCCGTCCGATAAAGCGGAGGCGCAGTCTTGGATACCCAGCCATCTTGCGGAGATGGATAGTTTGCCGAAACACCGTTGATGGTGTCCGCCAATCCAAGGAACGGCGTGAATTCCTGCTCTTCAGTGGACAGGATATCGTCGTCGGTGAATGCAATAACCGGAGCATCCGGAGCACCAGAATGCAGGTAGTAGACGCCACCAACTTCCGAAATCTTGCCTTGGCAAGCCGTAAGCAACGCTTCGACGGCAGATGTCAGTGGTGCATCAACCTGGACTTCGCCGCCGCTGCGGTAGGTGTTTACCCATCCAGTCGATTCTAGCGTACCGGCGCGGTGCTTCTCGATCTGGGCAATCCACGCCAAAGCAGGAAGACGCGCCGCCGCCATGTTCTGCAGGCCGTAAAACCACTGGCCATTGTAGCTGATACCGCGCAGCAGATTGTAGATCTGCACCGCCGGCAGGAAGTCGCCGTCGCCGCCCCAGGTCGCCGGATCGGCATAACGATGGGTACCGACGCCGCCTTGCGTGCTGTCCCGAGAGATATCGTAGAGGCGCATACCTTCAAGGACAAACTTGAATGACGGCACACCCGAGAACATGTTCTTCGAGACGCGCGCCGTGACGACGGCGTAAGCAACCCCGCGCCCGATGCGATCCGGATTCCACCACCTGTTTCCGTTCGATACTGACGTGAACAGGAAGCTGTCGGCAGTCGTCTGGGTGCCATCGTAGAACTTGACCCAGAGACTGTCCGGATACTCGTTGACCGCGTAGCCGCGATCGGTGAGGCCGCCGAGCGTTACACGCTCGCCGTTGACCCAGACTTCAGCAAGACCCCGGATCGGCATGTCAGATAGAGCGATAACCTGCGTCAGATAGGCGTTCGGTGTGTCACCGTCCTGCCCCCACGTATTGACGAACACGAGAGAGCCAGCAGTCGCAGTACGACCGAGGATAAAGGAGCGAGGAACGTCACCGCCGCCTTGCAATGTGCCGTTGATGGAGAACGTGGGGTCTTTCGGCTTGCCAGCGAGCGACTGGGCGAGCAGGCTGACGCCGACGCCTACTGCAGTTTTCAGCAGGAAAGCAGCCGCCGACGTGAAAAACCCAGCTGTGGTGCTTAACGCAGCGGCAATACCTGCTGACGTGAAAATAGCCATCGATTTTCCTTGGGATGCGCCGTGCGCGCGCCAGCCGCTAAAGCGGCTTCATGAAGTGTGTTTCGACAGCGCTGTAGCCACGCCGTTCGTAGAGGCTGGAAACGTCATTGGTTGCCAACGACGCCATGCCGACGGAGACGCAGCCGATTGACCGCCCCCACGCTTCATAGGCATCGAGCATCCTGATCGTGCCCCGGCCTCGGGCCTCTGGCGTCACAAACCAGACCGTTTCCTTGGCGATGCGACCAGCGCCAAACGGGTGATCAAAAGCACAAGCCATCAGAACGCCCTGCGCGCGCGCGCCTGTGACCAGCACGCAAGCCATTGGAGATCGCATGTGCTGCTGAAACAGTTGGTCTGCGTAAGCCGCCTGAAACGGAAATGTGAAGCCAGCGGCCTCATGGCTTTCGCGCAACAACGCGACCACGCGGTCGCGGTCCTTAGCTGTGGCGGGGCGGACGTCCATCAGAATATCCCAAGAAATTTCTTGCGCTTCGGCTGCGTCGCGACCTTGCCCTTCTCGGAACCCCAGAAGAACTCCCACTCGGACGAGGTGTCAGCGTCGGTGTAGAATGCATCACCGGGCTGTCGCAGCACCTGCGTGGCGTGACTGCGTGTCGACGGGTTGGAGCGCGTCATTTCCTGAGTATGGCTGGCGCAAACCATTGTCACGCTGCCCTCCTCGTTTTCAGAGGGCGTGTTTATCGTGATGGTATCGACGAAGCCGACAAAGCGGCATTCCGCAGGCGCCACCATCTGGCGACTATCCGGATCAAACAATCCTCGGAAGATTTCGACGCGTGCCTGCCGACAGTCGTAAAGGCGGACCAACGTCTGAACGTGCTCGCTAACCTGAGACAGGCGGATGTTGACGTTCTGCACCGACAGGTTGGCGACGAGCGGAATGTCATCGATCTGCACCAGCGTCCCGGAGCCATACCAGTCACGCGTGACAGGCAGGCCTGTGTCCGGGTGGACCACAGCCGCCGACACGTTGCCGACGTCCGACCACATGCCATCGGTGACCGGCGCGCCAGTTGCCCGGTCTCGCGCGACAAACCAGAGGAAGTCGCGAGCCACCAACTGCCGCGCCTCAAGCGCAGCAAGGTTTTCTGCTGAGATGTTTCTCATTGATTTCCCGTGGAGATCTGGCACCAAAAAGCCACCTGAGGTGGCCTAGACACAAACTTAAAGTTGAGCATAATCCTGCTACTGCTTGGGGATGATTGGTGTCCTGATAGCGCTCGAGTATCGATATGTGACGTCACGCCGTTCTGCAGGACATTGCTTTGAGCTTGTGAATTCAACAACTGCGATGAGGCCGCGTAGTGGTGATTGAAAAGTCTGTATTGGCGTTTGAGAAACGGTTTATGGCGGTATCGCTGACCACGTTTATGGCGGCATATTTCGTGGCATTGGTTGCTCCCCTTTTTCTCGCCAAGAAGGTGGTAGATTTCGCTGCCGCCGACTATTGGCTGATTTGGCCCGTCAATTTGTACTACATTAGGCAAATCGAAGCCCACTTTGGCAGCCTCAACGGATGGAATACCTTCTTACTTTCCAACTATATCGCAAGTTCCATGATGATTTGCAGATTGGTCGCCTTGCTTGTATTGGAGTTGAGCAGACCCAAGCACACGTTCAACTGGGGAATTTCATTCGTTCACGCAATGATAATGCCAGTGGTGCTTGTTGGCTTACTTCTTCCATTCGGAGAGGGAAGAAGTCGTGGGTTGACATTTTATGGCAGTCCGTTTGGCAACTCGCTGACGTCTACCCTTCTCGTCGCATTCTTCTATTTCGGCGCAACCGATCCCCTCGTGAAATTCATAAGCTGGATCAACTTCATTTTATTTAGTAGGCGAGAGTCCGAGATTTCATGAAGTCCTTAATTGTCACGCTATCGGCCGCGTTCCTGACCGCCTGCCAACAAGGCCCAATCGTAAAATCAGAGCCGTTTGACTGGAAGAAAGCGGTCCACAGGAATGCCGAGCGCGACTGCCGCGACAAGAAGGGTTCCGATCTCTACGCGAAATGCTTTGATCGTGAAGTTGCCAAGGGCACTCGTGAATCGAAGATGATCGCCGCGCATTTCGGGGTGAAAATTCAATGACTACCTGGCCTCAATAGCCTGAAACGTAACCGTGCCGCGACCCGTCGCCATGTCGGCAGTCGTCGAGATCGAACCAGGCACGATTGCCATGATGCAGGATGGCTTTGCCAACGTTGCGGCAACAGGCGCCACCACACCGGGCCACAGATGAGGGCGCACTTCAAACTGCGTCGTCACGCCACCGCCGCTAGCAGTCACTGACTCCATGACCATATGCAGGTCTTTGTCGCCTATCTGGATGTAATCGCCGACCGTGACTTTGTAGCCAGCGGGCAAGCCCGAGAGTGAAATAGCCTTGCGGTTCGATGCAATGGTTGCCACCTGGGCAACGCCGTTGAAAGCACCGCCGGTGGGCCAACTGGCGTTCGGATAGGCAACCGGGAAGCAACGCGATTTCGGGAATGCGCGGAAGGTTTTGAGCCCGTTTTCCAAGCTGGTGAGCCTGGCACGCCAGTAGTCCAACTCATTCGGCTTCATCGTGCGCGATTGCGCCGTCATCTGCCAGAGCGGAGAGCCAAGGTCTTTGACGACCGTCTGGCCGCCGGCTGTTCGGGACTGCTCCTGCCGCCAAAGCAACTGAAATTCAGTCGTCCAGCCTGGGAATTCATCGAAGAAGGAAGTTGGGAGCGGGTATGTGATTGTCATTGTGGATTCCGCCTCTTGCGGGGACTCGACTCCCGATTGCGTCCGTGTTTTTTTGCGGTGGGGTAGTATGCTCGGCTAGCGATAATGGGGGAGGAAATGAAGAGCACAACGATCATGATCGCCGCGGCAATGCTGCCAACGGCGCTAACAGCCGCACCCGAAAAAGATTACAGACAAGCCGCCGAGCAACTTGGAGTGATCGTGGCCGCTGAAAGCTTCTGCGGTTTCAAATACAACCACAACAAGCTCTCGGGTTATCTCTTCAGTATCGCACCACCCGATGAACGGGGCACCTTGAGATTCGGATCAGCATTCCGATCGAGTGTACTTCGCACGGGAGAACAGCAAACTAAAATGAATGCAGGCGCTAAGGCAGTCCATTGTGGCGAGGTCAAGAGATCCGCCAAAGCACTAAAATTCTTTAGTTAGACCATTCTACCGCCCGCCTTCCGCTGCGTCGCCCTACCCCAACTTCACGTTTCGTTTTTGAGCCGATCGCACAGCCGCCTCGACGCGGCCCTGCATTTCGGCGCCCTGCTTTGCGACTACCCTCTCAAGTCGGGCCACAGCCTCAGCATCAGCCCCGCGCGCGTCAATGACAGGCGCGTAGTTGACCTTTACGGCATTGTCGTTTGCCGGGCGCAGCGACGGGATTGACGGAACCGAAATCCCGACAGGGCCACCGTTGGCGTAGCCTTTGAGATTGCGCCGCATTGCCTCCATCGCGGCGGGGCCGCCGGCAGCTTGAACCGCAGCCTTGTCAAAGACGTACTCGCCTTTATGAACGACGCCCGCCGGCTGGTATTTGCCACCGTCGCCGGTATAGCCGCCATCTGCAAAGCCAGAAAACAGCTTGGTAAGCCATCCGCCACTACTCGTCGCCTTTGATCCACCCATGAGTGAATCAAACGCACTATTCAAAACAAGGTCAGCAAGCTTATTCAGGAGTCCCGAGAGGGCTTCGCTCAAACTCTGAGCCCCAGTGATCACATCTGCAAAGCCAGTTCTGGCCGCATCGTAGAACTCCTGCGCTGAGCTTTCCGCACGCTGCTGCGCTTCCTCGACTTGGCGTAGAGCATCAGCCTGTTTAGCATAGGCCGAAGAAACCTCGTCGATTGTTTTCTTTTGCTGCGCAGAAAGCTGAACGCTCTCTAGATCTGTCTGGCCTTTTTTTCTGGCTTCTTCTCGGAGGTCAGCCAGTGCCCTCTGTTCAAGATCAAGCGATAGACGACGTTTCTCTTGCTCTTGGTATGAAAGGCTCACCGTCGACTGCTCTTGGATGAGGGCTGCCGTCCTGTCTTTGATGGCCTGAATATCTTCGCGGAAGCGATCGTCAGCGGTCTTCTTTGGTACTTTTGTCTTGCCGGGGCTGGCAGCACCTATTCCCGCGCCAAAACCAGTGGTGTTCCTGGTCGGTTTTTCTTTGCCAGACGCGTAGCTCTCGAATTGAGTGTTGATGCCCTCAAGGTCTTTTAGCTGCTTGTCTAGCTGGTCGATGAGCTGTTGACGCTCTTTCACGACCGGGTTTTGATCTACGGTGTTATCGACGTCTGTAGCCGCAGGAGCCGGATACAGCGACATTGACGGATTGACTTCATCGCGAACGATAGAGGCGGCAAGGGCCTGTTCTGCTTTCGCTCGCTCAAGCGCGGCCTTCGCCGCCTCAATGTCAGATGCTATTTTCGTGCGCGTCGATGCGACAGCTGACCCATTAGCATAATCCATATTTTCAATCTGGAACTTGAGTTCGTTGACCGCTTCTCCGTGGACTTTTGCCGCTTTCTCCGCATCAGATTGAGCATCGTAGAGTTGATAGAGGGCATACGAGGCAAGAAGGGCTGCACCAGCAGGACCGCCCACCAGTGCCAGCGCTCCACTCAATAGCCGCATTGCTCCAGCGCTCGTTGTGGCGACAATTCCCGTCGCCGCGATCGCCGCGTTGGTGGCGGTCTGCGCAGCCATTACTTTAGCGTTTGCCCCGACCATACCCGCCTGAGCAACTACAATCGCCCGAGATGCCTGCTGGACGCTCAGACCCAAAGCTGTGCCGTTGCGCGCAGCTACCAATGCCGTCTGAGCATACTGTAGATTTGCAGCTGCTGATGCCTGTATCGCTTGAGCAGATGCCAGAGCGGTACGCGCGCTCTCGACGGATGCAACACGCTGAGCCGTATTGGCGGCAACCATCTTGTACGTAGCTGCAACTGCCGCATTCGCAGCATTACCTGCGTAGTTCACAAGGAACGCGCCAGCCATGATAATCGCGGCATCGGCGACGGCACCAATGTTGTTGGATAGAAGGCCGAGAGCTTCGTTTAGCTTTGCAGATGCGCCGAATGCAGAGTCTGATCCGCCGACATACTCCATCATCTGGTTTTTCAGCCGGGTGAAGGCGTCACCGATGGTAGCGTTAGTCGCTGCGAACTGAGCTTCGATTGGTTTTTGCGCATTCAGGATTGCCTTAAAAACTCGGTCAGAGGTCAATTTTCCCTCGGCGCCAAGCTCTTTCAGCCCAGAGATTGTGGTCTTAAATTCCTTCGCGATCGCATCCGCGAGGATCGGGGCGTTTTCTCTAAGTGATCGAAGCTCGTCGCCCTGAAGAACACCGGATCCGAGCGCCTGTCCCAACTGCAGGATACCCGCTGCTTGCTCCGAAGCAGCCGCACCTCCTGCTTTAAATGCCTTTGCAACAACGCTTGTCGCAGTCGCAATTTCGTTCTCATTCTTGGCGACATTAGATGCAGATCGAATAAGACGCGCATAAAGGTCGGCATAGTCACCGAATGCTGATCTCGCTTCGTTTGCGCCATCCTTCAGCTGCGAAAGAGATCGCGCCTGCACACCCGCAGACTGGGCTGCTGCGTTAATCTTGTTGCCAGCCTCCGTCCATGCGTCCGCATATTGCGCAATTTCACGCGTGCCGAGTGCGGTTCCAATGCCTGCAACAGATCCAGTCAGCAGCCCGCGAAACGATGCATTAATGTTGGAATTCATCTTCTCAAACCGGCTCTCGATAGCCCGAGCCTGCCGGTTGGTGATCCCCTGCGCACGATTCAGCGCATTCTGATAGCCTTTTACGTCAGCCGAAAGCTGAACGACAAGACGCTCAAGGTCAGTTGCCATTTAGGATTGTGCCTCTATAAAAAGTCAAACAGGCTGTGTGGAGGAGTGATTACATGAAGAACGCGTTCGCCGTGGTTGTCGCTCTTGCTGTGGCCACCCCAACTATTGCCGCAGAGGACAAGAGTGTTCAGAATGCATACTCGCTGTGCAGCATCATTGACGGCACCGGGCTAGCCAGCTCCCCATGTGAGGTCTCTGGCTGGAACTCCTCAGTCACAACGACAATTGACATGACCAGCGGAGAGGCGCGGAAACTTTGCTCTCAGGTGGCTGGCGAGATGAAAAATAGGGGCGTGCGTTTCCGCCAAGGCTGGACCTTGCAGATTAAATCGCCCTACAGCGGTACTAATTCGATAGCTTTCTGCAATCTTTAGCCCGCCCAGAGAGACAACCCTCAAAGCCAGTCCCAAAGCTCATCTACTTCCTTCGCCGTCAGCCCGCCGTCATCAGGCGTGTTCGCCTCGACGTATCCGTCGACCGCTGCCATGAATTGCCAAATTGACATTTCGTTGACCTGCTGAGGCGTGAAGCCCATCACAGCGCCAGTCCCGTAAAGCGCAGCAAATCTCAGCTTTCCGTTTGGGAGTTCGTCGAGCTGTTTTCCGTTTGATTTGCTGCGTCGCCCTCCCCCAACTTCTCCTCCGGAGCACCCGTTAGCGCCGCAGACAGAATAACCTGCGCCGGGATGAGGTTTTCCATGGGCGGACGAGCCTCGACGTACGCACGTGTCAGCTTCAGGGCTGGCGATGGCTCCATTCCGCCACCGATCAGGCCAAGCCTGATAATGTTGGTGATGTCCTCAATCCGCCACGCGCCGCTGTGCAAGCGCTGAAGCACAACATATGGACCGGCATCACACTTTTCCTGAAGCTCTGCCAGTTGCCCCCAAGCAAGACGGAACGAATACGTCCCGTCTGCCCAATCGAACGTAACAGTCGCATCCCGCATTATGGCGTGACCGGCGTAGTGACGCGGACCATCTCTCCGTCGCTCTGGAGCGAGACGTTGTTGGTTGCGCGCTGGCCGTTGTTGGCGCCGACTTCCATGCTCTCGATGTGCATGCGGCCTGTCCAGGTAATCGTCTTGGCGGGAAACTCCCATTCGACCTTCACGGGGATGCTCTCGATGCTCTCGAAGCCTTCCAGCCATGTATCGACGCTTTCCGAAGCAAGCACGCCTTCTCCTGAGATCGCCATAGAAAGCGAAGTAGCGTCGCGGCCAACCCAGTCGACCTTGTCGGGGTCGTTACAGTCGGGAATATTGACCTCCTCGAGGCCCTTGTTCAGCGTGATCGATCGCTGCGTGAAACCGCATGGGGCGGTGTAGACGATCGGGTCGGCATCGTTGCCGAGGAGCACGCGAATCTTGCCCCCCTTGATGGTGGTTGCTTGAGCCATAAAGGCCTCCTGAAATGTCGGATAAATGGTGGAGCGCTACGGCTCTTCAACGATCGCCGTGTAGCGAAGGGACGCCTGTTTGAGTGCGCCTTCTGTGATGAAATCCGTGCGCCACGGCTCGAATGAAACCAGGGCATTAGTTGCCAATGGCGGATCCCAGTTGCGCAGTGAACGACGCACCGCATCAGCAATCTGCCTCACTTGAGAAAGCACAGTCGCATCTGACCAGCAGTCGATCTGCATCATGATCTCACCGCCGTCGATGCAGTCGATAAGCTCGGCCACATAATTGGAAGGGCCAATGCTGATGTACGGCTTAGTCCATGTGGACTGTGGAATGTCCCCAATCCGAGCCCCAACAAGTGCGGTAACGGCTGGCGTAGCCTTGAGGCGCGTAATGATGGCGCCCTGCAACTCGAGAACTGGATCAGCCACCGGAAGCCACCTCCTTCGCAGACTTGTTGATCGCGCGGGTTATGCGTGACTTCGTGCGCCGGCGCAGAGCGCGATAGGAGACGAAGAAGAACGGTTGCGCTTTGGTGCCTGGGTGCTGGGTACCGGCATATAGTCCGCCGTTTTCGTGCGCCTTGGTGGCGAACTCCACGAGGTGGGCATAGCGCACCTTACTGTTCCCGGCGTAGATCGTGATGACCAGCTTGCCGTCAGTGGACTTCACGGTGGCAATCTTTTGGCTGTATTTTGGAGCGTCGCCCCAAGTCCAGCCAATGCTATCACGCAGTTCGCCGCTATCAACGGCGACTAGCGACTTCATGAGAGCGACGATCTCGTCGGCGCCCTGCCCCATGGCTTCCTTGATGCGCTTTTCGGCAGCGGCCGGCAGCTGCTTGAGCTTGCGGTTTAGTTTGTCGAGGCCACGAATAGTCATCCCGCCTCCCCCTGCACCACAAGCAGCTCGATCCACTGGTTGCGCTCGTCGATGTTGACTGCAGCCTTGATTGCGTAGACTACGCCAGACCGCTTATTCCGCGCCCGCCACGCGGGCGTGATGGTGCGCGTGCGTTCGTTGCTGCGGACGGTCATGGTGTAGGGCTGCAAGCCCTGAAGGCGACTGGCGATAACAGTCTCGCTACCGACGCGCGGCTCGAGGCGAGCTGGCTCCACGAATTGCTCCGCGAAGCCGACGACCACGCCACCATATCCATCGTCACCCTCGACCTCGGCCTCAAAACCGATGCGCTCACTGAGCGACCCCGCTCCGGATCTCTTGCGTTTTGGCATTCGGTCGATCCTTGGTGGGTTCAGCAGCCTTAGCAGCTATTGCAGCCGCAGCGCACTTGCGTGTGACGTTGTAGAGGCCAGCCTTATAGGCGATGGTGAAGCCTGGCTGGCGCCAGTCGAACGGTTCATGGAAACGGAGCCACATAGTCGTCCGCCACTGTTCGCCAGACACGCCACGGAGCCAGAAGCATCCGTACCGCTCGCGGAAGAACCGCGTCGCCCGCTGCCTTCGGGTCAGGCTCGCGCACCTCGTAGAGATCGCCGGTCACGAGAAGGATCGCCGACACGATTGCGGGCGTTGCAGCGATGCCGTCGGCGGCCGTGGGTGTTTCGCCTGCGGCTACGACTTCGCGATCAAGATGCTGCGTAACAATGCTCTCAGCGGCGTCGCGATAGAGGCCGATCTCCACATCTTCATCTTCATGAAAGACACGGAGATGCTTTTTGACGGTTTCGAGATCGACGATGGCCATATCAGGCCGCCACTACTGCGGCAGTCGGCGCGCTTGTGACGGGCACGCTGCCCTTGTCATTCGTGGCGGTTACGCGAACCGTGATGGCCTTGCCGACGTCACCCACGACCGGAACATAGGTCGCCGCCGTCGCTCCAGCGATTGCGACGCCCGCCGCGAACCACTGCCGTGCATAGGTCGGCGAGCCGGACCACGTGCCGGCGGTAGACGTTAGCGTCTGTCCAACCTGCGCCGTGCCCGTAATTGCAGGCGCGATAGAATTCACCGGCGAGCCGATACCGTTGACGATACCGGCGCCGATATAGGATGCGACCCTGCGCTTACGAACCTTCGTTGACAGCATCGGGTTTGTCCTTTTTCTTCGTTGATCGAGCAGAGGAAATCGGCTCTACCGGTTCCGGAGTTTCAGGCGCATCAACGCCTTTGGCATCGTCCTCAAAAGACACCAAGCCAAGCGCTTTAAGCGCGTTCGCCTCGCCTCTTTCAACCGGGAAAGGATCGCTATCTGCAGTCTTCAGGCCGGAGCCGTTGTCAAACGTCTTTAGCGGCTTCACTTTGATGTAGTCGGTCATATTCGCCTCCTAGCGAAAGTGGGGCGCCCGAAGACGCCCCAAGAAAATTAGGCTGGCGAAACGGCACCGGTTACGAATGCCTCAGGACGGTAGACCGCCAAGGCAAGACGCTCTTCGGCGCGGATCGTGAACATGTTCTTCTCGAAGTCGTCGACGTTCTCGCTGGACAGCAGCACTTCGATCTCCATGCGGTCGAAGATCTGCGCAGCGTAGGAGAACGCGCCGGTAAGGAACTGGCCAGAAGCCATCGCCTGCGTCGAAACAACCGGCAGGTTCCAAAGGGTGGGAGTGAGCGAGCCCTGGGGATTGCCGATGATGTAGTTTCCGCCGGCGTCCTTGGTCAGCTCGATCTTCGCCCAGTCGATCGGGTTCAGAACGAACGCAGTCGCGGGATACTCCGCGAGGACGACCTGCAGGACTGCGAGGCGCAGACGGTCAATGCCAGTCGCTGCGGAAGGTACAAATGCCGGAGCAAATGCCGATGCCTGGGGAACGAGACCGGCAATGTTCTGGCCCGTTCCGGAACCGTTCAGGAGCTGGTTTTCTTCGACAAATCGCAGACCGTAGCGAGCCCGGCCGTCGATGTAGGAGCGAAGCGCGGGCGCGTCGTCCAGGATCTGTCGGCTTGCCTTGAACAGGTGCGCAATCGTCCGAACCGGCGCAGACGTCATGTCGAACGTGATGTCGGAATACGGCTTTGCAGTCGTTTCGGCCACCGGTGCGGCATTGTTCGTGTAGCCGGTTTCCTTGACGTACTCGACGTTGTTGGAAGCGGTCTGACCAGGAAGAATGAGATCGCGGATCGTCATCTGTCGCTCAGGAAGGCCGAAGATGCCAGGAACGCGCGCGCCTGGAACAAGCGAGGTGCCAGGAGAACGGCCGGTACCGACAGTGGTATTCGCGGTGGTGATTGCAGCGCGGTCAGCCGAAACCTTGATGGACGCACGGCTGGAGCCAGTCAGATTTCCGGCCTTGTAGGCGTCGGAATCGATAACCAGCTGGCCGAGCGACTTCTGCTCTTCCTCGCCGTTTTCCTTTTCGCGGGCGGCGCGCTTTTCCATATCGGAAAGGCGGGTGGATACGTCGCCGAGTTCGGCAAGCGCCTTGTCGGTCTTTTCAGTGAGATCAGCAGAGACCTTTTCGCCAGCGGCGGTCTTGCGAGTGAATTCTGTCGCCAGTTCAGTCACATTCTCCTTGATGGAGGCGAGCGACTTCGTCAGGTCGGCGAGACCTGTTGCCATTTCATCGGACATAGGGATTCCTAAAGCTTGATTTTGAAGGATTGCGCTTCGGCCAAGGCCGTTCTCAGCGCTGCCAAAGCAGCAGCATCCGTCTCGACGTCAGGAGCCCCCTGACCATCTTTGAGGTAGAGCCGAGCGGCCCGCTCTGCCTCAGAGCCCGATAACCCCATCAGTCCCCTGATGCCGTTCTCGAACTCGCGTTTTGTGATTTGCTCGCCCGCGGACATCTTTGCGACCAGCGTCTGTGCGGCCTCAGCCTTCGCAGCGTTTGCAGCCTTGACGCGCTTTACCGGCGCAGGTTCCGTGTCCGCGCCGTAGCGGGCCAAGGTCTCGTCAAGTGTGGCAACACGGTCGACCATGCCGCGGTCCATGAGGGCTTCTGCGTAAAACACGCGCCCCTGACCGTAGCTGTCCTCAACCTTGCTGACCGTCACACCGCGCCCTTCAGCAACGGCTGCAACAAACCGATTGTACGAGCGGTTCACACCGTCCTGCACGTGGGCCAGCGTCTCCTTGCCGAGCGGCTCGGTCTCGTTACCCTCAACCTTGTGCTTGCCGGCTGAAATGTACGTGCGTTTGATGCCACGCTGCTCAAGAGCTGCGGACAGGTCATCATGGGCGGTATAAACGCCGATCGAACCGGCGCGGCCAGATGGCGTGACGACAATTTCGTCGGTCGACGCCGCGATCCAGTAAGCCGCGCTTGCAGCCAGGCTGTTGACCTGAGCAATGATCGGCTTTTCGCCGCCGCGAAGCTTGCGGATTTCGGTCGCGAGCTCGTCTGTGCCTGGCACCGTGCCGCCGGGGCTATCGATATCGAGAACAACAGCCTTGATGTCCTCGTTCGAAAGCGCTTTGTGCAGCGCTTTCTTGATACCGGCATAGGAAGTGCCGCCGCTCATCGCGGAAAACAGGTCCATTTTATCGGCCAGAACCCCATAAACCGGGATTATGGCGACGCTGCCGCTGTTTTCAGCAATTTCCTTGGCTCGCGCGTCGTCGATCGAGGCAGCGAACTCCGACGAAAACAGTTTCTCGCCTTCGGCTCGCGCGACCAAAACGTCAGCCAAAACGCCCAGTTTTTCGCGCTGAATAGCCCAAGGTTCGGCCAAAAAGGCCGAAATCAGGTGTTCAAACTTCATGATTTTCCCTTATGCAGCGCGCGCTGCTGGCGTTGGCGCCGGAGTTTCGGTCTTCCCAAGCGTATCGAGGCGCGTCATCGTGCCATTCACGATGGCCTTGTTGCCGCCGTCCACTGGCGCCTTGTCTTCGTAAGAGCGAGCCTCATCGACGAGGTAGATGCCGTTCGTGACCATCTTCGACAGGAATTCTGCCCGCGCCGTGCTGTCGCCGCGCAAGAGTTCTTCCATGTTGAACTTCACCTTCGTGGTCTTCCTCGTCTTTGCGTCCAGCAAGTCACGATAAATTGCCGCTTCGATGCGCTTGAGCATCGGCCGCATGCAAGTTTTGGTGAATTGGAGGATCAGCTGCTCGATGCCGCTGCCCCAGGTCGTGGTGCCATTTGCCGCGTGACCAATCATCACGGGAGGAACGCCGAATATGCGGCAGATCTGCTCGACGCTGTACTGCCTCGCCTCAAGGAATTGAGCATCCTTTGGGTTTATCGACATCGGGTACGGCTTGAAGCCAGCCTCCAATACCGTCACCCCACCAGCCTTCTCGGCACCGGCGAATTGCGTCAGCGTGTCGGATATCTGCTTGCGCTGCTCAGGCTTCAGGATCTGATCCGAGCTAACGATGAGCGAAGAAAGCAGGCCGTTCTTGAACATGCGGCCGGCGACCTTCTCGCCTGCCAATGCACTACCGACCGTATTGCGCACCACGCCGATCGGCGACATGCCGCGATCACAGCCAGGTAAACGGACGCCGCGGACGTGAAACATCTTGCCTTCTGGCACTCGGCGCTTTTTGCCGTCTTCCGTCACCTCGTAGTAGCGCGTGTTCCGCCCATCTTTGGAGCGACACACATCCACGTTCAAAGGGTGAAGCGGATTGAGTGCAACGAGGCGCTCGCCGTTCATCTTCTTTTCGGCGAAGAAATTGCCGTCGAGCAGCAGGCACATCGCCGCCATCGACCAGAACTCTGGCGCAGTGTCGTCCATGTTCGGCATGTCGTGCAGAAGCTCGTATAGCGGAGCGTTCTTGTCGACAGTCACGCCGTCCTCGCCGTAAACGATGCAAGGAAGGGTACCGGCCGCGTTCTGCACGAGGTTGACGCATGCCCAAACCGCATCAAGCGAAAGAGCGCTCTCAATCGTGACTGTCTCCCCAGACGTGGTGCCAAGGCCAAAGAAGCCTCGCCAGAACTCGCCATCGGTGAGCTTGATAGGCCTTCCGACCCATCTCTCAAAAAAGCCCATCAGGCCTCACCACTAGGTTGCCCGTCACCAGGTGACAGAGATGATATTGTTGACGAAGTCGTCCAAGTCGCCGCTATCGCCGACCTCGTAGGTTCCGGCCATCGCCGTTGCCATTGCCAAGGCGACTGCGCCGTCGATGCGGCGTTCGCGGTTGTGTTTGACGAGCTTTCGATTGCCGGCAGGATCTGGCTTGACGGTCGCATTCATCATGCACATCGTCAGCACAGGATGATCGCCGTGAGCGAGGTTGCCGTTGAGGATGATGCTTTCGAGCTCACGTAGAGCCGGCGACATCGACTGGAAGCCCTGCCCGAAAGGCTGGAATACTGCGTCGTCGCCCTCAAGCTGATCGTCGGTGAAGCCAGCCTTTTGCAGCCATGGCTTCAGATGTCGGAAGTTCCACCGGTCGAACGCAATCTTGCGGATGTCCATCTCTTCGAACTGGTCGCGCAAGTGATGCGCAACGAACTCGTAGTCGACGGTTTTGCCCGGAGCAGCTTCGAGGTGGCCGTCCTTGTGCCAGATGTCATACGGCACCCGGTCGGCCTTGGCTTTGGCTCGGATGCCGTCTCCCGGCAACCAGAACGTCGGCTTCACATGCCAGACGGTCATACCCTCCTGCTCTTTCGGCGCCATGAGCACCAGAGCAGTCAAGTCGCTCACCTCAGAAAGGTCGAGCCCACCAAACACAGGAAGACCAGCGAAGTCCACAACTCGAGCGTTACACGCTCGCCAAATAGCCGGAGACACAAACGGTGCATTGGCATCAATCCTTTGGTTGAGATGAAGCCAGCGGAAGCTCGCCTCTTCTGTCGGCATACGGGACGCGCGTTCTGCGTCGTCGCGCACTGACGAAACGGACTTGAACTTGCCAAGCGCCGGGTTTGCGGCTTTCCACGCTTCCTCGTCGAGGACGTCGCAATCAGCCGGAGCCGTGTAAAGGTGCGAAACCGTGCGGGGTGCCTTTGATGTCTCGGCATCATCCAGCCATCGCGAGAAAAGGTCGCCGTCAGTCGCTGCCTGCGTCGAGATAGCGAAGATCATCGCCTTGTCGCCGTAGGCGCCTTGCGACGTCACGATCGCTTCGACAAAGTCGTCGTGCGGGCCCTTGATCTGGCCAACCTCGTCGAGGATGGCGACCAGTGGCGAACCGCCGTGCGCGCTCTTGGCTTCCGCCGAACTGGCGCGGTAGACGACGTTCTTGCGCAAGCCGACAATCATCTTGCCGGACGGGACGATGCGATACAGCCCTTTCAGGCGCGGCGACATCATCAGCATCTTACTGGCGTAGTTGAAGACTTCCGCAGCCTGGTCGCGAGAACGAGCGCCCGACATGATGCGGCTGTTCGGAAACGCCTCAGGGCCAATCACGTGACCGAGCAAGAGGCAGGCGATGGTGGCCGTCTTGGAGTTCTTACGTGCGATCGACAGGTACGCTCGCGACGTGCCGTTCGGGTTGTCGTAAACGGAGAGGATGAATGCGACCTGGAAGTCCAGTAGCCTGATTGGCTGGCCGACAAGCGCGCCTTCTGGCACGACCAGATATTCTTCGATGAAGCGGCACATCTTCTCGCCGCGGGTCAGCTCCGACGTCGGCAGTCCGCGCCAGTCGCGCAGAACCGGGATCGGGCCGCACTTGATGGCGCCGACCACGGCCTCAGAAAGCATTCACAACCTCAATCAGGCTAGGAGTTCGTCGTCCACGCTTGCGCCCGCCTCAATCTCCTTGGCCTGGTCACGCCGCTTGGCTGCGTCCCTCGCCTCGCCCTGTACGGCGCGCGCATGCAGCGCCAGTGATCGGCGAAACGAAAGAATGGAAGAAGCGTGCATCTGGACGACCGACTTGCGCGGGTTAGCTACCGGCGTGCCTTTTTCGGTAACGGCGACCGAACCCTCTGTGCGAAGCAGGTCCTGCTCCCTCACAAGGTCGGCCATCGTGCGAGCGAGCATCGCGGCGATCTCAAGCTGGTGCGCCGACCAATCGGCGCGGGCATATTCGGCAATGACATTCTTGAAAAATGGGACGTCGCCGTCGTCGAGCGGCACGTTTTCAGGAAACTGGATATCCTCAGAAGCCGCAGAGGCAATCCTCACGGCCTCATCAACGCTGTCGACGCGGCTTTTCTTATCAGACATGCGGAATCCCCTCGCGCACGCGCGCTTGCGCACGCGCTAGGCAAAAATCTGTGTTTGCATATGCGTTGCGTTACCCCGGCGGTCCTTGGCCGGGGCAATCGTCGACTTTGCGACCACCCCTCCGATCGGGCAAACTCTCCATTTTATCGTATATTCGGGCATATGTCAACATTTATTTTCGATATTATCGAATAAAATCAAATGTTTTTCGACGTTTCTTCTAGCGTTATGTTAGCTCCACCGGATAGCCATCAACACCAATGACCACGGCCTGCTGGCCTCTCTCGATGCGAGCCTTCAGCTTGTCGTGGCATGGAGCGCACAACGATTGCAGGTTGCTTGGGTCGTAGAACAAAGCCTCGTCGCCCTTGTGCGGCTTGACGTGGTCACACACCGTAGCTTCGGTGACATCCTCGATTGCCAAGCAGAAGCGACACAGCGGCTCGGCATCAAGCTGCGCCTCACGTAAGCGCTGCCACCGTGCCGTCTTGTACATTCGACGGTAGAGCGCGGCTTCGGCCGAGCGGCCGTAGGGTTTGGGCATTGCAATCGCCATATCAAGATGCGATCCATGACATCCTAAAGAACGAAATGGGATAGACAGTTGACATATCTAGCTTGGTATAAAGATGTGAGCCCTGACGCCAAGGCGAGAGTATTGGTCAAAGGAGGCGACAACCTTCAGGATGTGAAGGAGCTTGACGTGAAGCCTGCGAAAGAGGCCTTTAAGGAGGCTATCGAGGCCGAGAATGCTAGCACACACAGTGAGGTATCGGTTTGGGTGGAGGATGTGACAGCTTCCCTTGAAATGCCCGACGTCAAAATTATTTATGATGCGTGGGTGAAAGAAGGTTTAGCCTGAGCAATTACACGCCCCGTTAAAACTCAAAGCGGCCCGCTCAACCACTTAAGGGAACGGGCCGCACGATCACCATGCAAGCGGAGGAGAACGCGCATGGGATTGGTTGCGGGGGCAGGATTTGAACCTGCGGCCTTCAGGTTATGAGCCTGACGAGCTACCGGGCTGCTCCACCCCGCGTGATAGTTACCCGCTGCGTTCAGCGGCTGCACCGAATGCAGCATGACGGCGGGGCGGTCGTAACCGCAAAGGGGCGAAGGTATCTTTCGATACCCTCTCAACCCTCGGGGATTTGAATGCGCGTGGCGGTCCCTATGCTGCGCGGTTACGAAAACGAGCTAGCGCTAACTCTGCTAGTCGTTCCTCTCGTTTATCGATCTCCTGCCATTTCACGCTGATGGTGCCGATTGCCATTCCCACCAATGCGCGACCAGCTACAGCTGGCTTGGCTCCCTCTCCTTTCGCTCGACCGATCTCAGAATAGCTTTGCCCTCCAAGAACAGCATCTTCGAACGGCTCGACCAAAGGCCCCATTGCGTATCGAAGTTCTGCCAAGATCGGTTTTGCATCGATGTGTTCGTTCAGAATTTCATCGGTGATCTTCACGTGCAGGCTTTCGGTTTTAATGACACTGCCTGATGCGGTGTTGTCATTGGCAGCAACAACCGTCCTACGTGATGGTATGGCGTGCGACCCTTTGCTTTTTTTGACCTTGGTCGATACCTTGATCTCTCCGTCTGGCACGTCCTTCCAGTCCGACGCTGCTGCCCTGTCAATGTCCGCTTCTGGTGTGAGGCGTTTAGTTTCCCTGACCACCTCGCCGCCGTCAGCCTTGCTGTAGTCCAACCCCTTCAGCGGCTCCGCCTCGCAGAGCGCCACAAGCCGGCGATAGCGAAGGACGACGGCAACAAGATCTTCCCGCTCATCACGGCGAAGAGCCTCGAGCAACGGAAAGTCTTCTCCACGGCTCTGAACACACGCGGGATCACCGATCGATTGTCGCTTCACTATCGCCCTCCGGACCTTTGCCATCTTCTTTGCCTCCTCTGCCGACTTGAGTTCTGCCCGCTGTCGTCCCGCCGCTCGGTCTTCTGCCGTCGGCAAAGTTTTTGGCTTGTCTCTGGTCTTAGCTTCCTCGATCGGCTCCCACGTGCCATCGACCTTTTGAAAGCGAGTACGCGTGCGATATGGGTGTGGCTGGTCTCCGGTGAAGGCTACCCTGCCGGTGGCGTCGATGATCAGATCTTCGGTCTCAGTATTCATGGGCAAAGTCCCCCATGAAATGTTCGTAAGCTTCAACCGCCTTCTCTTTCGTCATATTCGAGATAATCTCGTCAATGCCCTTCTCTTGGGTGTACTCTTCGTATTCGAAATCGTCGTCATCAGACGCGTCACGTTTGGTTTTACCCATACTCGTCTCCCCTGTGGTGCTGGCGCTTGGTAGGCGCCGGTTACTGCTGCTTGGTGTTGTCGTTATCCGCGAGCCACTGACGCACCAGCGACACCGCCTTGCTGGCCGCTTCTGTGGTGGACGTGAAGCGCACCACTTCAACCGGGTGCCCCAGTCTGACGAGTGATGCGTGCCGCTCGACCTGAGCCGGCGATAGCCGACCTTTGCCGACCTTGTTCTCGATCATCCGCAGTACGCCGCCCTTGAGATAAATCCGCAGATCGGCTTCGCCTGGCGTCAGCCCGGTGGCTATAGCTTCGGCCTGTGCGCGTGGACCGCGCTTCGCGCTGTTCATATCGCCGGCAAGCAAGAACTGGCGGCCGTACTCCGGCAGAGACCGCAGAGCACGCACTTGCGCCGCCTGCCCTTCGCTTTCCTTGATGGGTGCGTTTGCGACAGTCACCTTGCCCTTGGCACTGGTGCGGATCACAACGCGCTTACCGTTGATGCGGGTGGTCTGGGTGGTGGCTTTTCCCATGGCGGTCTCCTCGTGGTGTGGTGTCGTGGTGGCGACACACATACTTTCCGAGAACGCGCCGAAAACGGGTAGTCGATTTGTGAAATATTTTTTGACCAAAAGAAAAGACCGGCTGAACGCCGGCCTTTTTCACTATTGCTTTTCGTCGTCGCGATGAGGGCATCGCCTCATCAGCTTTTTGATTGTTTGTCGGTCACCACCGAATCGGTCCAGCACCTCAACCGCTTTGGGCAGGCTGACCGAGTATTCCTGTTGAAGTTGCTCGACGGTGTATGGCTGCGTTTCGTTGTCTGGCATGGCGCCCTCCTTCTGACCCGCAAATGCGACCACCCTGATTCGAGTTCCATTCAAAAGCCAGGTTGCATCCCAACCGCCCATCTGCCCGCCGCACGTTGCCCAGATAAATCATCTTGAGAACCGTGCGCGCGGCACACCGCCCTGCACGGTTGCACGTGTAGGGGTATATATAAATATATACCCTACTAAACGTGCACCAACCGGGCAGCGCTGTGCGGGTGTCTCCGCCCGTATGTGCACAGTTACTGCACGGATAAAAAAACGGCTATCCGTGCAGTATTAGAAGTTGAATTATGGATTAGAATTTGGTTGTGTTCATTTCAATGATCGGCGCCCGGGTGGAGTCGAATTCCAAGATTGGGCTGGGAAAATGCATAAGATTATAACTGTGGTGGCGTTGAGTTTATTGACTGCGTCGTCTGCTTGGGGAGGTCCTTTTGGGGTTAACAAGGGCGACAAAATCCAAAACTACCCTGCCGCAATAGACAGAGGGGACCAAATGTATGGTCTTCCAAATGTGCCTAAACCGCATCCGCTCTTTACCAGCTATTCGGTAGAGGCTGCGGACGGTGTGGGGATATGTCGGATCCATGCGTCTTCTGAGCCTTTTGATGATGATCGTTTTGGAATAGCAGCGAAGCAACGGTACGGCGAAGTCCGCGACCAGCTAGTAGCTATATATGGGAAGGGCGGCGGCACCGATGGAGAGTTCATACGCGACGGCGCCCTGTGGGATGGACCAGAAGAATTCGTGATGGCTCTTAAGCAAAATGAGCGCGTTCATCAGACGTGGTGGAGTCAGGAGAACGGAGCAAAACTCAAAGACGGCATAAAAAGTATCGCTCTTGCGATAAAGGCACTTAACGGCAGCACCTCAATGCTAGTCATCCAATACGCGTTCGACAATGAGCAGGAATGCAGGCAGGCCGCCGAAGCAGCATCGAAAAGCGCGCTATGACCTTATAAACAAAAAAGGCGGCGCATCTCTGCACCAGCCTTCTTTTGCTTCTTTGCGCCGCCAGTACATCCATGGTCGACGATAAAGCCGCTGCGCTAACGCGCTGCCATGACCTATCTAACTGCCCGGCGCGCGTAAGGTTCCAGCATTACCAACCCTGACGACCATACCAGTCGTCAATGTCTTTCTTGGCCTGGTCCTTTGCATAGCCATAGCGCTCCTGGATTTTGCCTTCCAGCTGCTCGCGCTTGCCATTGATGACATCAAGGTCGTCGTCGGTGAGCTTGCCCCACTGCTCCTTAACCTTGCCCTTCATCTGCTTCCAGTTACCTTCTACGCGGTTCCAATCCATTGATATGTCTCCTCTTTGTTGTGTGAGGAGAAAACGCAAGGTGGCGCAAATGGTTCCGCGATAAGTGAGAACGGCGATAATCTCTCGTCGTATAAGAGACAAAAAAGCCGCCAGCCCTGCAAGGCCGACGGCTCTATTTTTTACCACCAAAATGGTGGTTTTCGCTTGCGTGACCACCAAAATGGTGGCATAAAGAAATCACCGAAGCAAACCTGCTTCGGCAACCCGACTGGAGGATACCATGAGCATCAAGCTCACCGTCCAAGTCCGGTTCGGCAAGTGGAGAGTAACGATCTCCATCGGCCGTTAAACTGGGGGCCGGAGGGGCTGCAACCTCTCCGGTTCCCCAAGATAACAAAAGGGAGTGTGGAATTCAATGTTGGACCTTAAAGGCCTTCGCACTGGCGCAGCCTTGACCCAAGCAGAATTTGCGGAGGCCATGGGCGTTCCTTTGCGTACCTACGAGAACCTGGAGAGTGGATCGACGCCAACTCGCCCGGTTCACTTGAACGCGGCCTACTGGGGGCTGATTAAATTGGCCCATCAGTCTGGCCGTGGTCTAGGCTTTCTCCCCTTTGAGATCGGCGAAATCGTGCGAAAAGTCGCTGCGGGCATTTAAGCCGCCCTCACAAACACCGCCAGCTCCCGCCGCACTGGATCACGCTCCTCTCTCTCCACAAGCGCGCCTTCACGCATTAGCGCCGTGACGAGGCTGGACGCGCGCTTGCGCTGCACGTTGTCGTCCAAATCCAGCCCCACAGCGTACGCCACAGCGGCTCCAACCCAGTTCTTGGCCTTCGGTGACTTCTTGTAGTCGGACGCGCTCACAGCCGCCAGAATGGACGCACGCTGGTCGTCTGTGAGGTCTCCCGCCACATCCTCGGCGCTCGGCCAATGCCACTCTGTAACTACCGGCGCGAAGTCTTGCGGCTGGGCGAGGCCTGTGCCGTTGCCAAGCGGTGTCGAGACCAAATGCCTCCACTCCGCCCGGTGCGAAAGCGGCGTCAGGTTGGATTTACCGTAGGTGGTATAGAAGTATCCGAAGCGATCCTCCTTGTTGATACCCGCCTCACCGGCTTGCTCTTCCGACATGCGGTTGAGGACGCGCACCGATCGCGCCGCGCCGATCAACGATACTGCACCTCGAGCGTCTTCGACGGTGGCCTCTCGGTCCGCCACCTTACGCAGATGGTGCACGATATCGATCGAACAGTTGGTGTAGTCGGCGATCTGCGCCCAGAGCTTCGCCACCTTGTCGATTGCGCCGTTGTCGTTCTCGTTCACGCCGTGCGTGGACACGAATGGATCCACAATCATGACATCGATACCGTATCGCTCGATCTGCTCAACCACCGCCTCGACAATCGGCTGCTGGATGCGCACGCCTGCCTTCTTGTCGTCGATGGCGACGACCAGCTCCTGTTCGCGGCCACTGTCCAGGAACAGATGTCCCTCAAGATCGGCGGGCTTCAGCTTGTAGTGGATGCAAGCAGCCATGATGCGCCGCTCCATTTCGTCACGCGGGTCTTCGGCATTGAATATCCACGTGCGCAATCGCTTGGGTGGCTTGATGCCGAGCAGCGCCCTACCCGACACCATGGCAAGGCCTTCGGCGATGCTCGCCGACGTCTTGCCAAGGCCGCCAGGAGATACCGTGACCGACACATACTTGCGGATAAAATGGGAGCCGTAGGCAAACTCGCGACGCGGCAATGTCTTTGGGTCTATCCACTTGAACGCAGTGGCCGTGATTGGCGATTGCGGTGTGTTGTCGTTTGCTGGCTTCACGTCACCGTCTGGTGATGCAGCTTCCCGCTCGGGAATATCTGTGCCGTTGTGCGGCACTTCTTCCTGTACGGTAAGGTCTGTATCAACACGCGCCGCCTGCTCGCGCAACCTGCCCTTCTCAAGACCGCGCTGGATCATACGCGTAATATCGACGAGGCGCGTGTTGTCCTGCACCGGGAATTCTGGCTCCGGAATATGGCGCGGGTTCTGGATGCCAGCCTTCAGTCCGTTTTCGATGGTCTTGCAGCATCGCGACCAGTCCCGACCCCAGCCGCGCGCAACATCCTGCAGCAAGGCGCGTGCCTCCGCTTCACCGAGCGCACCTGCGCCGACGATAGTGCCGATGGAGAAGGCAGCATCGTTCAGTGCGTTGTTACGGCTGCCCATCGGCGCACCAGCAAGGTCCGCCAGCTCGCGATCGACGGCCGCATCGACATAGGCGTTGTTGGTCGCGGCCGACAGGCTGTACTGCGTGTGAGCGGGCGCTGACTTCGGCAACAGCAGGTCAAGCAGCCACGCCGGCGCGTCGGCTATCTCGCGGGTGTCCGTGTCCCACTTGTAGGAGCGGCCGTTTGCCATCGTGCTGCCAGCGGCGAGCACGTAACCACCCTCCGATCGGATATCCACGCCAGCGCCGAGTGCGCCGCGGTTGCGCGTGCCCACGACATACTTGAAGTAGATATGCAATCCGCCGTTCGGGCTCGTGACGCGTGCCGTGTCTGGCAGCGGACCGTGCTCGGCCTCCATCTCAGTCAGCCAGTCGAAGCCGTTGGCGCCGCCCGGCTTGTTGTCGATGTCGAGCGCGAAGAAGCCTGTCTTCTCGCCCGTGGGCAGGCCAACTGCAGCATCTGGCCAATCGGACCACCATCTTTCAATGATGCGCGGAAAGCGCGTTGCGCCCTTGAAGCCGTTGGGCGTCAAAGGCGTCTTTTCGCCGAGCGTAATGATCTCGCCTTTTGCCTGGTCGACATGCTCCTCAGCCTGCGAACGGCATGGAAATACGGGCCAGCCTTGGGCGACGTAATGTTGCGCTAGTTCAAGCGGCGTCAGAGGCGTGGTATGTTCGGGCATGAAACCTCCGGAGTATCGGCATGCAGAAAAATCGGTACGACATGCGCAAGGAGAAAGACGAAACATGGACCGTCTTCGACATCTTTACTGGCGAGCCAGCGGAGGTGAACGACGTTCCCCAAGATGGACTGGAGATGGAGCAGGCCGACGATCTGGTCGACCTGCTGAATTATCTCTACGTCAAGCGGCGATCTGGACCGGTTCACTGAAGTTTTCGTTGTCGGCCACCAAGTGACTGCAGTTGGCTGCGACTAGAGCCTTGGCGACCGGTGGCGAAACCGAGTTGCCGACACAGCTGACCTGAACCGACTTCGGGAACGCATTCCCATAGGCATCCTCATCAATGCGATAGTCTGACGGAAAGCCCTGCGCATTGTAGAGCTCACGAGGCGTCAGCATGCGCATGCCGATATCGACAATTACGAAGGTGTCCGAACCGATCGACAGTGTGACGAATTCGCGGTCGTCCCAGAAACCATGATCGCGCATAAAGTCAGCAACCTGCCGGGCACGTTGCTCCTGATCCGTGGTGAACGGCGGTACGATCAAGCTCGCCTCAACATGTCCATGTCGATCCTTGGTCGTGATTGTCCTAGCTGGCTGACTCTCCTCGCCACCATCACCGGTGCCATAGTATGCTTGCAGGTATGGTGCCACGAGCGCCGATTTATTGACGCCAGCAGTCACGGTCGCCGATGGTTTCTCAATGTCGTGTCCGATCGATGCGCCGAATTGACGAGAGACGAAAGCCGACACGACACCTTGCTGCGCGCCAGTTGCGGTGACCGTCGACATTGGCTCGCCAGCATCACGACCTGGATTAACGCCACCGATACGGCGGTTATCGTTATTGTGCTGAGCGATGAAGGCCATCGACACACAGCCGTCCGCCTTCGCCGTGATTGTCGCTGTCGGCTCATCGCCACCACGCGGGCGCGACTGCCCGGCTCGGCCGCCGCAGCCTACTAGCGTTGGGATAATGACTGCGTTCTGATCCTTCAGGCTGGCGCAAATGGTGTGGTGCGGATCCTCGACGGAGCGGTTGGCGCCGCCCTGCTGCGCATAGCTAAGAACGGGCGCTATGACGGCCGAGTGCCCGCCACCGGCGAGAACGGTCGGATGCGGCGCGTCGGCCGCGCTATCCCTGCGGGCACTTCCCTTCAGGCTCATGAGGTTGGGTGCCACTACTGCCTTCTCTCCGCGATTAGCACCGGTGATAGTCATGAACGGATGACCAAGGTCTTCAACACGTCCACCGTGTGTCAGGTTAACCAGAAATGGCCGCTCAGCATCCAGCACGTAACGCTTCATGCCGCGGGCGACACGCGACATAGTGGCATCGGCCAGCGGACGCACTGCGCGTAGTCCATGGCGAGCCATCACCTGCAATGATGTGTCGAAGATCGACGGGCAAGGCAGGCTCCAGTCGATGCACTCGGCTGCCGTGCGCCATGCCAGCTTGCGCCCAGCTATAACATCGGCATCAGTTGGCTTGGCATGCGTGGGCTCAGGCCAAACGATCGGCTTTCCATCGAAACGTACGATAACAAACAAGCGCTTGCGGATAGTCGGCGCACCGTAATCGCACGCGCGCAGTTCTCGAAACTCGATCTTTCCACCGAGTTTGCGCAACTTCTTACACCAGTCCTTGAACGTCTCGCCTTTGCGGGATGGATCAGGCATTAGTCCACGCTCGGTCTGCATCAGTGGGCCGTAGTCCTTGAACTCCTCGACGTTCTCCATAATTACGACGTCGACTTTGCCGCCGCTCTTCTGGATACGCTCGATCCAGCCGGGAATGATCCAGCAGAGGTCGCGGATATTGCGCTCCACTGGCTTGCCGCCTTTGGCTTTGCTGAAATGCTTGCAGTCCGGCGAGAACCAAGCAAGGCCAACATGCCTCCGCCGCAAATAGTCGAGCGGGTCGACTTTATAGACGTTCTCCGACAGATGAAGCGTCTCCGGGTGATTGGCTGCATGCAGCGCAAGCGCGGCCGGATTGTGATTAATGGCCAAGTCAGGCGATCTTCCAAGCGCAAGCTCAATGCCGGTAGAAGCTCCGCCTCCTCCAGCAAAGCTGTCCATAATCAACACGTCATTCTTCGGGCTGAAATTGATCGTCATATCGTCTCCTCGATGTGGTGTCCTCGCCTTGGGCGGGCTCGGAATTGCGGTTGAAATTCCTGATACTTCTAGAACGGCGCCTCCGACAAAGCCGCCCTAAGCGCCCGAGCGCAGCCCTCCCACGCAGCCTTGACCATCATCCGCTGCATGAGTTCGTCAAAGTGCGCGAGGTCCGTCACGCCATGCTCGGCGATGTACTCGCCGACGGCATCGACGCCGGCATCCAGGGCGCGCAGCTCATAGTCGTCGAGGCGATCGATCTTCTTGTAATTGTCGATGCCCACGGCGCACCTCCGGCAGATATAGTGGGGGTCTTTCTCGCGGCTGTTGGCGTTCACGCCAATACCGAAGGCGTGCATGCCGCAGACGAAGCAGGTGGTTGGGTTATGGTCGGCGTCGACCGTTGGTGTGTGCTGGCGGGGGGTCGTAGGGAGTTTGGTCATGCTTGTGCCTCTTGTGCGCTGACACCAGTTTGGGCTAGGTGCAATAGATAGATTTTATTCGTTTTGGATGGCACATGCCGAGACGTAACGCTCGTAGACTGATGGGGCTTTTCGGGCTTGTTCTTTTTATGGCCCTGGTTGTTCCGGCGATATTTGGTGAAGCTCCAACGTTGACCGATCAGTCCGGTGGAGACCCTTGGAGAAACTGGGTTTCTGAGTTTCAGACCCTCATAACCGGCATTCTTGCAGTTTCGGCTGCCACATGGACCGTTTTCACGATGGACCGGACCGATGCGGCCAGTGAAAAGCGACATCGAGAGCTGGTCGGCCTGAGCCTGCGGAAGGAAGCTCTTCAGGTCGACCAACTGGTAAATCCAGATTTCGATTTGCTGGTTGTCATCCGAGAAGCATGCGAGCACTTCGTGGGGTTGCCACTGACGGTCACGAAGGACGTAGGCGCGCTCAAAGCATTGAATGACGAAGTCAGTTACCTTGAAAAGCACGCAGCCGATCTTCCGAAAATAATGGCCCGACCGACTTGGCGGGACGCAAGCCCCCTTTTTGACGGCGCATTGTATAAGCGCAGAGATGATGTGGTCTCCACTTGTGGAGAAGTTTCTAAAGGCTTGGCAGTAGCGGCCCATAAAAATCTCTCTCTGAGGCGGTCTATCGAAACCAACCTGACCACTGCCGTTGATAGAGAAGATATGATCTCTGTAATCGATGCCATTCAGAGAGGCATGAATATAGAAAAAGACATCGAAGTTTTGGAGCAAGTCACTGAGGCATTGCGCGAGGACGTCTTCGCTCTTAGGCAAGCCTTGTCCGATGTTGTTGATGGATTGGGTCGTTTGAGAGCTCGCTACCAAAATGTTCCTATTTGAAACGTCACTCATGCTGCCACTCCAAACAAGTCCGCCTGAACCGGCGACACATTATCGTTTGCCGCCTCAACAACAGGCATTTCTTCCTGACGTTCAAACTCGACGCAAACGATCTCGCACATTGGCGAAACACCCTTCCAATCGTTGATGTAGAAAGCGGTATCGATCCCACAGCCAGCCTCTAAGTGAAGGCCAGTCAGCTCTTGAAATTTTACCGCCTTGCCGTCCTTCTGGCGCTCGTAGCAAGGCCGGCCGCTGTAGTTGAAGCCAGCTGACATCTGCGGCACGATGAATGCGCCCGCGTCAGCCAGATGCGCAGCAATGTCGATGACGTGAAATTCGAACTCTGCGCCCGTGTATCGAGGCGCACCGCCGGTCCGCTTGATCTTGCCAAAAGGCGGATTGCTGATCGCGACGTCAAACCGGCCCAAGTCCATGCCCAGCACATCCATCACGTCGGCGAGGATCCACTCCGCCTCCGGCAGGATCTTCTGCCCAACAGCGAAGTAATCCGGATTGCGCTCGACACAGGTGATGCGGGCCTTCTGGTGGCTTCGATGCCAGCAAGCGTAGGACAGCATGCCGATGCCAGCGCACAGATCGATAATACGCCCGCCATATCCGCCCTGCCCGATAGCATCGATAGTGAAATCAAATGCCATATCGTATGGCGTGAAGAACGCGCCCGCAGCGCCGTTCACATGGTTCGCGCCCTCGTTCCAGTTTTTAAGAACGAAGTCCTTTTCGTCTTCCGTCAGCACGGGTTTGGTCAGCAGGTCGCAGGCCTGCGCATGGGCTTTTGCTTGATCTTTGGTGAGCTTGGCCATTACACTGCCTCCGCCACATCAAACTTCCCGACCTGATTCCCCCAAGCCGACCAGCCTAGCCACGCCTGTCTCGCAAACAGTTCGAGGTACGGCCCGGCAACCAGCGACTCGATGCGGCCGTAGGTTTCATCTGGCTTGCGGGAATGCTCACGACGCGGCGCACGGATGACCGATCTAACTCCGCGCGACAGTTGACGAGGCTTGCCGCTTTTGAACAAATGGCAAACCTCCACCTCTTGCCGCGTCCAGTAACCCATGCCCATGCGGCCCTTATCCCAGATGAAGGCCAGTGAAACAGGCTTGAAGCCCCATGCTGCGGCGACGTCGAAAGCCTCACGCTGTAGGTGACTGACCGTCCACATGAAGAGCAGGCAGTCCTTTGCCGCGACGTCGGAAACGGGCAGCGCCGCAATATCGGCTAGCGACATCACGGCATAGGGCTGGGCACCGCGCGCAGGCGCGACATTGTCGTTGGCATACGTTCTGAAGGACCACGGCGGGTCCGCCAGTATGGCGCCGAAGCGCCCCTCCGGTAGCGGGTTCATAATGTCTCCTCAGACTGTGGTGTTCCCGCCGAAGCGGAGGCCGCGTTGGTGGCGCGGCGGGTGGTGTGGTAGTATTGCCGACGGGAATCGGGGTCGGCGAAATCGTGGAAAATCTTAAGCGTTACTGGTGGGTAGGCGTCTGTTTGTGGGCTCTGCTCGCTTTCGTGTCATGGCACTATGAAAGCACCTGCGGGGTTTTCTTCGCTTCAGAATGCCTATTGGAATATTGGGCAGGAATCAGGTGGATCGCCTTACTCAAATGGGTTTCTCCGTATCAATCGCTACTCGGTGGATTTGCGGCATTGGCAGCAGGTGCGTTTGTATTAATTTCCACAAGGGAGACCCTTGAGGAAAATCGGAGGCAAAAGGTAATCGACCTTCAATTAACACAAGACTTAAGAGACGCCCATATTACAAAAACACTCGAGTTGATATCGGTGGAGTTTTACATCCTCAGCGGAAAACTTAGGAGTGAGTACTTAATAGCCGACAACACGGCGTTCCATTGCGTTAATAACGCCGCAGAAGATCTTGCAGAGCATGATCCTGAACTACTTGCAATTGCAAGAATAACGGAAACTCTCATAAACCATCAAAGAGCAAAGCTGGAGAATGGCAGACTTCCGCAGCAATTGATGAATCAATGCAGCATGCTCGCTTACGCAGCCTATCAAATATTCCTTCAAGCTGCTGAAGAGGACTTTGATGAAGAGGCTCCACGACGTATTTCGCACTTTGACCCATCTGATGTGAACGAACTGCTACTCGAGCGTTCGCTGACTAAAGACGATCTGCTTGATTTACAACAGTATTTTAAATGGAATGACGAAAGCTAGCCACATCAAGCCACCCTAACCGACAACTGCTCACCAGCCTCACCCATCTTTGCCCCTGGCACGTCTGTGCCGGCCTTGAGAAGGTCAGCGATTGCCTTCTTGTCCGGCGAGGTGGTGATTTTCACGACGTTGGAAGGCAACAACGCCTCGTCGACGATCTCAACCGAAGCCGCCTTCTTGCCGATGGAAATCGTCGCCTCTGCCAGCGGTACGCGCGGCACGCCAGCGGCCTTCAGCAGTTTGAACATGAGACCGCGCATAGCCTCCTTGCGGCGCTCGGCGCGAGACTTGCGTGCTTGCAGATCGGAGATGCGACCAGCCACGGCCTTTGCCAGGCTGTCGGCATCGCGCTCACCATTTACGAGGCGCGTCAGCACGGCGTGGAAGTTGGTTTCGCCTTCCAGCATATCAGCGCGCAGTTCTTCGTCGGCTTCGAGCTCTGGATATGCGGCAAGCATGTCGGCGAAAAGAGCTTCAAGGTTGGCCACGTCGGCGGCCAAAAAGTTGTCGTTGGCGGATCTTCTCTCGCTCATTCGTATCTCCTCAATGTGGTGGCGCCATTGGTGTGGCGTAGAGTTTTAAGCTAAACCGCTTTTACAAATTTGTCAAGATTACGTTTGCAAACTTCTTGTTGAGCAGATACGGGACAGCAAGCATATTCAGGGGGATAAAGTTGATAAGCGAGTATCTCATTCAGGCGTTTGATGCCTTTGTAAAATACTTTCCTCTGATCGTGACGATTGGACTCATTTTTGCGGGCGTAGATCTTGCGCGAACCGTCTTGCAAGGACGTAAAATTCGACGGGAGAGGATGGTTATCGAGAAGGAATTAAAAGACGCCAGCGCTAGAGCCATAGCCACTTCAGATGAAGTTGTAACTCTCGCGCAAAAAAGTATGGAAGAGCAGAAAGCCGCGCTCGCAGAATTGTCTGAATTGATTCGCGAACTTAAGAAAGAAAATAGCTTCCTCAAGGACCGCGTCGATCAGTTATCGACTGGACGGCAAGATGAGGACCGCTCATGACTGCCAAAACCCCGCAAAAGCGAACCGAAGTGCTGATCGGTGGCGGGATTGGCGCGTTGGTCGTCGCCTCCGCTAATTGGTTTTCTGACCCCTCCGTCAAACAAGCTGTTTTGTATGCTGCACCGTTTATCTCAACGGCAGTCGGAGCGGCTATAGCTTGGTTTAAGTCGTTCGGACTTAACGAGCTTCAGATTAAGCATTATGAATGGAAGCTCCGACGGCTCAGAAAACATTATGCTGAGATTCAGGCTAATCCCTATCACTCTGAGGCAGATAAACTCGCTACCCAGAAGACGGTAAATGACCTCGACCTTCTCATCTTTTCTATGAAAAACAAAGATATTCCTGTTATTGAAAATAAGAAGAGGCGATAAGCCTCTTCCACTAAAATGGAACGTCATCCCCCATCAACACCCGCCAATCCTCTTCCTCTGGCGCATTGTCGTTAGCCGGAGACACGCGATTGTCGTTCGCCGCCCCGACCACATGGCCCACAACGTCCCAGTATTTCTGGCGCGGCTTAACCGTGATCTCGACGGTGTCGGCCAACTCCGCCTGCCGCTCAATCCATTCCAGCACAGTCTTGGGAAACGGCATTTTGCCACCATGCGCGCGCCAATAGCGGTCGGCCTTTGACTTCGGAAAGCCCTGGTGCTGAGGGCAGACCCACTCGTTGATCGAGGTCATGCCGGACATGTAGCTGACCTTGACCGACGGCGGCTTATCGCCCTTACCCTCGTGGTAGTAGAAGCTGCGCGACGTGACGGTGCGGGGTTCGGGTGCCTGTGTGGAGATGATGGGCGCATCGGTGGGCTTCGATTGCAGCTTTGGTGTCTCGTCGAACACAAACTCATGACCACAGCACCAACAGACGCGGATTGACGCGTGAAGTTGCTCCTCGCACTGAGGGCAGACCTTAATTGGCGCCGTGCCGTCGCCCTTCGATGGCTTCGTTGGAACAATCATGTCCACGGGACCGTGCTCTCCAACGTTCCCCGCAAAGTCCATGTATCGGCAGTTTGGTTTATCGCCACCGAATATTGCTGCGCGACGTTCTTCTGCACTTGCCGCTTCCGGATCGAATCCCCGAGGATAGATTACGCGCGTGCCCCGGCCTACACGCTGCACATAGCGGCTTGCCGACTTAGTTTTGGCCGCATCAACGATGAGATCAATGCGAGGCACGTTGGTGCCTGTAGACATAACATTGTCATTGCAAATGCCCCAAATCTCGCCGCGCTTGTATGCCTCGATAATCTTTCGACGCTCACCTTTTGGTGTTGTGCCCATGATGATTTCGCAGGATCTTCCTGCGGAGCGAATGATGTCGCGCATGTTTGTCGCGTGCTTCTCGCCGGCGCAGAAAAACAGAGCAGTCTTGCGATGAGGTTCGGTGTCGAAAACCTCCTCAACAATACGCTTGTTGAGCCAGTCCTGGTCCACCGCTTTTTGAAGGGCGCCTTTCGCCAGATCGTTTCCTCGTAAGGGAACGGTAGACGTGTCCTGCTTCGTAGACGTTGGTTTCGAAGTGATCGGCGTCAGATAGCCATCATCAATGCCCTCGCGAATGCCGTAGCTGTAAACCGTTCGATCAAATAGCCGATCCTCGCCCTCGTCCAACCGACCACTATCGAGTCGGTAAAGGGTGGCCGAAAGACCAACAATTTTCATTTCCGGGTTGATGGCCAAAAGCGCCTGGATAAAGACGCGGTACATTGTGTTCTCGTCGTCGGGCACAAGGTGCACTTCGTCGATCGCCAAAACGTCAACGTGCCCAATTTCTTTCGCCTTGTTCCAGACCGTTTGCAGCTGGGCAAAGAGGATCTGCGCGCGTGCGTCGCGGCGACCCAACGCAGCAGCGTAAAGGCCGACCGGGGCGAAAGGCGCAATGCCGATCATTTCCTTGAAGTTTGACTCTACGAGTTCTTGAACGTGAACGGCATTCAAGAGGCGCATGTCGGGCCAGCCAGTGATCATCTCATGGAAAAGCGTGGCCAGTGTCATGCTCTTTCCTGTGCCCGTAGCCATATCGATGAGCGGATGTCCGGCCTCTTCGCGCCAGTAATCGAACGTCGCGTCGACAGCCTCACGCTGGTAATACCGTAATGCCATCAAGCCGCCTCCCGCAGCAGCCCAAGCACCCTCGCCCGCTCCTTGATAACGATCTGGCGCACGCGCTCCTTTGTGAGGCCGTGGTCATTGCCGATGGCCTCCAGCGTCTCACCCATTGCCCTGCGCATCAGCATCGTGCCATTGCGGCCTTCCAGCAGGGAAACAACACGCGATAGGTCGGTGCCCTCCTCCTGATGCGGATCGGTGGAACCCGGTAGTTCTTCAAATGCGGAGAGACTGCAAATTTCGGCAGAGCGCGACTTCGTGGAATTGGTGCGGACGAAATCCTGCGCAGTTCCGCGAACGCAAAGGGTGGCCCACGTCCAGAAGGTCTCAAGGCGGCATTCGCGATGCCGGCGCAACATGACGACCATCGCCGACTGAAACAGTTCGTCGGCGGCGTCTTCGTTCCTGGTGATTTTGCGCGCCAGTCTTCGCAGTGCAGGCTCATAGGCCAGTAACTTGCGGTCGAACTCTGGATTGCGCGGGTTGTTATCATTCGCCGCAATAGGTGGCATCGTGGTCTCCTCATGTAGTGTGGTCAGGCGTTGGTGGCGCCGTCAATCCATGTCGTGCCGTCTCGCAGCACGTAAGTAATCGTCTCAGCTTCCTCGTCGCAATCCGTCTGTTCGCCTGGCACGAGAGCCGGGATGGTGAGATGGGTGGGACAGCCTTCCTTTTGCTCGTCGAACGAGATCGGCTTTGCCCATCGCGCGCATGACCAATGACCATCGCCGCCCATCTCCGGTGAAGAGTGGATGCAGGACCGGCACGTCACGCGGGGCCAAGCGCCCTCCTTGCAGACAGGCTTATGCTTGCAGAACGTGCATTCGAACCAGTCTGGCGCATCGTTGATGCGTGACGGCGGTTCCGGCGAATTGACGACGCGCTCTAACCGCGCCAGCAGGCGCAGGCAGAACTCCGGGTCGTATTCGATGCGCTCGGCATAGAGCGTGTCGTCGTCCTTGCAGCTGACGAGGTAGAGGCATCGCGACAGACCGAAGGCGTGTAACCCAAGCTGGCACTGGCCGTAGTGGAGCGGCTTCGCCTTCTCACATCCGTCTTTAACTATCAGCTTCATACCTTTGGCATTGCTAGACTTAAATTCGAGCAGATGCTCAGTCTTCGGCGCCTCGACGACGCCCATCGCTTTGCCGTCGCACTTGCCGCGGACGTGCCCCTGCACCAGCCTGATCTTGTCCTGCTGCCCATAGACATCGACGCCGATGCGCTCCAGGTCGGCAACGAGCCTGTCCTCCTCGATGTTGCCGGTCTCGAACAATCGAAGCTGCCGGCCGTGGTGCTTTTCAAGCGGCGATGCCCAGCGAAAGGCATACCAGAGAGCACGGTCGCATGGATTGTTGGCCTCGCCGACGGATATGCCGAGGCTATCCCATGACGAAGCTGCAGCTTCGTAGGCGGCGTAGATAGCTCTGACTGTGCTGGATTCTGCTTTGGGTAGTGGGGCCATTAGACGAACGACCCCGCTTCGTGCGCGCGTTTCATCATTGCAGCAAGCATGTCAGGGTGCACATACATTACGCCGCCTATGATCATCGCCTTGGGTGTCGGAGCATCGTAATAGCGAACGTTCTGGCGAAAACCGCGCCGAATGCGACGTCGCGCGCGGCTGGGCGATCGAACGCGTGACCAGTCTTCTGCCGGAACAGTAAGGAGTCGGTTCGTAACGATGGGCATTCCCATAAACGATTTCATACATCCATCTCCTTCGTAAACAGGCAGCGAGCTGGCTTCTCAGGATCCTGCGCGAACGACAGACACCAAGGCATGCCTTCACGGCGCGCCCACTCGGCAGGCTGACCGCCCCATAGGGCTTGCGCTCGGATTACGCAGACGCCTGGCACCAGATTGCCAAACTCGTCTTCCCAATTCTCGCCTTCATCGCTGCGGCAGTGGCGGCACCAGCTGCGCTCGAAATCTGCACCGTCGGTGGAGTTGGCGGGCCTCCATAGCCCGCCGTTCTGGTTCTTGGCGTTCATCAGACACGCATCGGCATGCAAACGAGAGTCAGCCCCTCGAAGCCGTCGGACGTGATCAGCCCCGGCGTGCCCCCATCCTGCAAGGCCAGCTTGACCGGACCGGCTGGCAACACATTCAGCACGTCGCGGACGTATGCCGCATTGAAGCCGATATCCATCGGCTCGCCGCTGTATTCCGCCTCAACTTCGTCATTTGCCGACGCCTCGCCAGCTGCAACAGCGAGCGCGATGCTGCCGGGCGCGATGCTGAACTTCACGGCGCGGCCCTTTTCAGATGACACCGTCGACACCCGATCGGACGCCTTCATCAGTGCATCGCGATCGACAGTCACGACGCGTTCGTTGCTTTTCGGAATGACGCGTTCGTAATCTGGGAACGTGCCGTCGATCAGCTTTGAGGTAATACGCACGTCGTCCGACACGATACGGATTTTCTGTTGGCTGACGGCCACCTGCACCTTGCCCTTTGGAAGCAGGCCAACGGTCTTGCGCGGCACGATAATGCCCTCGAAGGCTGGCAGCTCCGGGCCGATGTGACGCCCGAGACGATGGCCGTCGGTGGCTACGGCTTCCGACTTGCCGCCGCCCTTGAAGAACACGCCGTTCAGATAATAGCGGGTTTCCTCGGTCGAAATGGCGAACGACACTGGCGCGAACAATCCTGCCAGATCGATCTCAAATTCAGCGTCGAACTTGTCGTCGCCGAGCGTTGGGAAGTCATCTGCTGACAGCGTGGCAAGAGAAAAGCGCGACCGTCCGGACTTCACCAGAAGTTTGTCACCATCCAGCGTCATGGTGATGTCGCCGGTTGCCTTGCGCGCGATGTCGTTGAGCAGCTTCGCGCTGACGCAGATGTTGCCTGGCTTGCTGACATCAGCAGGTACACCTGCGGTGGCGATAATATCGAGGTCGGTTGCCGTGATAGCAAGGCCGTCGCCAGCTGCTGCAAGCTGTACGCTCGAAAGAATTGGGATGGTGGATCTTGCCTCGACGACTTTCGTCGTGGCGGCAAGCGCGTGCGTCAGGTCTTCCTTGTGGATGACAAGGTGCATATTCGTCTCCTCGGTGGTGTGTGGTGGTGCCTGCCGTGGTCGGCGGCTGGTAGTGGCTGTGCTTAGGCCGTCGCGCCGTTGAAAAACTCCGTGGTGCGGAAGTGATCAACGCAGAATGTTTTTGGCGGATGATCCTTCAGCCAGTCAGCGACGGTCTGCTGGATTGCGCGCTCCAAGGCCAAAGTGTCGCCCCACGCGCCTTCATCACCATCATCGCCCCAGCATTCAGGGTTGTTTTCGGCCAGGTCTTCGATGATCTTTTCTACGATCCAGTCGGAGTTGATGTTGGGCTTTACGACTGATTTGTCGGCCTCAATCAAAACGAACGGATCATCTCCGTATTCAGATTTGGCCTGAGCCAAAGCTTCCGCGCGAGTATCACTCTGGCTCGTGAAATATTCCGCGTCGACGCTCCCTGCGACATACCATTTGTAGTTTTTGTCACCCATGCGCAAATCTCCTCAAACGTGGTGAAGTAGCGGGCCGCTGGTGAGGCAGCCCGCGTTGATGGTTACTTGCTTCCCCAGGGCCGGCGCGTCGTACCAGCAGCCGCTGCGGCAGGCTTGTTGTCGTTACTGGCTGCGGTGCGGCGGTTGTCGTTGGCGGCTGCTGGCGCAGCATCGACCTTCGGCTCAGGCAGGTTGCCCTCATCAGGGTAATAGTACTTCTTCAACTCGTTGCGCGCCGCGTACTTCGGGGTACCGTCGGCATTTTTCTCCTTGCTGTCCTTGCCCATTCCGATGCGGGCAAAGAACGAGATGAAATGCAATTCATCAGAATCTTCAGGAGCCTCGTTGAGGCCGAGTGAGCGCAGTAGGCAGGCAAATTGGCGCTGGCCGATCTCCTGCGTCTGAGGATTTGGATGCTGCAGATTGTAGTTGTTGAAGACCTTGCGGCCTTTGAGTTCCTCGGGAGCAAGGACGTCGATTGTCACGCTCAGATTGATGGCGTGGTCGCGGGTATCCTTGTTCTTTTCCTTGATCTCGGACGCGCTGATCTCAAGCTGGTAGTCGCCATTCGGCAGGTTGGTGAAATCGCGCTGCTGGGTGTTCTCTTCGGTCGCTTCAACTCTGACGCCAATCTTGGCCATGCGTAGTCTCCTTGTGGTGTGATTTGGTGGTTAGCGGAGGTAATAGCGGAAAGGTCCGCTACCGAATTGCGTCGATGCCTGGTCGCGCCATACATGGGTCAGCCAAACCCAGATCAACTGGCCGGAGCGGGTGCGGGCTTTTACCGGGTGCCACGCGAACCACGATTCGCCTCGGAACATGGTCACGCCGCCACTCCCGTCGGCGCCGGGAAGTGCTTCGCCAGTTCGGCATAGCCCTGCCCTTTTCGGTAAGGCACTGCATCAGGCATGCTGTAGCGGTTCTTCGCATTGAAGCCGGCGCCTTCCGACAGATGCACCTGACGCTCCTTGCCGCCCTCAGCGTGCGCGACTTTGGTTTGCCGCGCGACTTCCTTCTCCTTGATAGAAACGCGGTAGTTCATAAACGCGACGATGTCAGACTTCTCGCGAACCAGAGCATTGGCGCGCTTGTGCAGCTTCGGCTGATAACGGCTGTATGGGTCGGTGACAGGGCTATCGAAGCGGACGATTTCAGGGTGCGCCAGCATCACGACGCAGATCCCGCGCCGAGCCAGAGCAGCAACGGCCGCCATGAGCTCGTTCCACTCTGTGTCTGTTTCGATGTAGCCGCGACCGTAGCCAGGCTCCTCGATCGACGCCACGCCGATGCGGCGGCAGGTTGCTGCCCAAACGAGCGGCTCAAGGCCATCGAGACTGTCAATGATAACCGTCTTGCGGTCGTGTTCATCGGTGAGCAGCTCGCCGAACACATCTAGCAGCTCGTCGAAGCTCTCGATGGTGCCAGGCGTGATAAGCTCAACGTCGGATGGTGTGCGCTCGCCTTCTGTAGGAAGATAGATTGCGTCGGGGAATTCGGCGGCAAGGCTGGTTTTGCCAATACCGTCGACGCCATAGAGCAAGATGACCGGTGGGTCTGCTCTTTTCGTCGACTTCAGGCTGCTAAGTGAAATAGCCATAAGGCCTCCTCAGTGTGGTGGTGCGGTGAAAATGATGGCTGCGATGTAGGCGGCGGCTGCAAAGACAATGAGCCACTGCCAATGCGTGATCAGCGTGCGAACAGGAGGCAAAAGAGCCACCAGAAGGCGCCAAGCACGACGATTGCCACGATCGCTAACGGGAACAGCGTGATGAGGGCGATTGCCGCCGCTGCTGTAACGGCGGCGATTGCACCGCGCTTCAGTCCGCGACGGACGTATTTGCGTGGCGTAGGCGTGACCGGCACGTGGTCGAGCGGAGGTGCGGTGATGGTTTCGGTGTACCAAGGGGACGTCATCAGAACGCTCCCAACCAAACACCTACGCCGTGGATGATGCCGACAGGTGCGACGACGCAGCCAAAGGCCAGCAGGATCCACGCACTTGCCTGAATACAGACATAGACGTGCGTCACCCAAGCGGCGACCGCGGCGACAACAGCGCTGAGCGGCACGAGCGTGATCAGCGTCGCGTCAAGGATTGCGAAAGCATCCTTCATAATAGTCTCCTCAATGATGTGGTGAAGTGCGGCTGGTTGGTAGCCAGCCGCTGGCACTGGTTAGGCGGCGTTCTCGAAAGCCTCGACAGCCCGCTTTGCTGACAAGAGGTCAAGACCCGCGACCGCCCGCAGTTCCTTGATCGCATCGATCTTGAGGCCTAGCACAGCCATGTTCTGCCACTTGTGATCATAGACCGGCGCTGCTTCTTCGTGGGTCGTGGTCAGCGTGAACACGCCGAACTGCTTGCCCTTGTATTTTGCAGCAAGGCGCTTGGCTTCCTTCTCGGCTGCGCCGGCGGATGTATGGACGTGCGGCGTTGACGATGGCTTGGGCTGGCCGTTGTCGATGAGGGCGACGATGGCGGTGGTTGGCCTTGGCAGAACTGGCGAGAGCTCATCCTCGCGCCAACCATTTTTGCTCCCGAAGGCGCCGTTGTTCCAACGAACGCTGACGCGGCCATCCTTGATCTGGGTGACTGTCGCGTTATCCTTTGACCAACCGTGCGAGGGCGTGACGATGTCGCCGACCTTGAACTTCGGCTTTGCGTTATCGTTGCTGGCAACTACGGGCTCTTCGATCCATTCGGCGATGATGTCGTTGTCTTTCAGGCTCAACTTGTCGTCTCGACGAGATGAGCGACCATCGTCTGCCCATACCGCGCTGGCATAATTGCTGCCGTTGCCGAATACTGCGCATCTGCCAACAACAAAGGCCGGCCCGACCTTGCGGCCGTCGCGCGTCCTATAGAACTTGCCTGCCTCAATCTTGAGGGTGGCGCTGTCCGATTTGATGAGTGTTAATTGGTTTTTTCGGTAGCACCATTCCTTCCCCGGTTGGCCATCCACCTCGACATACACTGTTTTATCGCGAACATCGGTGATCGTGCCAGTCGATGGATCAAAGGTGTAGCCTGAGGAACCATGCACTCTGTCACCCTTCTTAAACTCACCCATCACGCTGCTCCTTCCGTGGTTGTCTCGGCGGTCATCGCGCGCCGTTGTGTGAAGTCGACCTTGACGACGTTGGTGTCGTCGTCCTCTTTCGCTGGCGGTTCGCCATCCGGATCGTGCTCGATCTCGAAGCCGTGCCACCAGATCGTCGAGGCGCCGTCGGCAAGGCGCACCTGGTACTCGCTGCCCCAGTTGCGATCGCCGATGACGACGCCTGTGAGATGAGGGTTTTGTCGGTTGCGGACGGGATCGCCGAAATTGAAGAACTCGCAGTCGCAGGTCATGCCGCCACCTGCCCACTCGCCACCCCACGCAGCGCGTAGTCGTTGACCGCCTGCCCGGCTGCCAGATCGTCAGCATTGTCGTTTTCGGCGGTAAAAACGCGCGGCAGCGAAACCGGCATAAGGCCGGAAAGCGTAGAGCAACCGCCATTGTGCGGAGCCAGGTGCGTCGTGCGGTCGGGGTTGTTGTCATTGGCTGGGATGAAGGCGCGCTGCTTGTGCAGGCCGTATGCGCGCCGCAGCCGCTGGTATGCGGCCATTGGCTTGACGTTGTGTCTGGCGGCAATATCTGCGACGCTCTCACCGTTTTCACGGCGCGCGTGCATATCCGCCAGCATGGTGCTGGTGATAAGCGTCATGTCGTCTCCTCTGCGTGGTGGCCGCCTTGTGGTTGACAAAGCAGCAGGGTTATGGAACTAAACTATTTTTACAAATTTGTCAAGATTTCACCAAGGTGGATGCATGCCTGAAGTTAAATCGCGCCTCCTGCAGTCGATACTGAAAGAACAGAAGCGGAGAGCCGTAAAGGATCGCGCTGTGTACGAAGAGCTAGGCGTGCCTCAGCAGACCTACAGCACCTGGAAGGCTGGCGTCATTCCAAGACCTAGGCAATTTCCGGCGATTGCCGCCTTCCTGGGTGTCTCCGAAGATGACGTGGCAGAGATGGCTCGCGAGGCGGCAGAAACCGCTCCTTCCATCACGCCTATTACGGTTGCCCGCACCTACGGCAAGATCTCCGACCGCAAGGCCGGCAAATTCAAATTCGAGCCCATCAACGACGGTCGCAAACGTATTCCCGAGGGCCGGTACGCAATCGTCATCGACACGAAAGTGATGGAGCCCGTCTTCCACGTCGGCGTGAAAGCGTGGCTTGACCCTTCCCGCTGGCCAGCCGTTGGTGACGACGTGCTCGCACATTCGGGCGGATCCGCTTGGATCGGACGATTTGAAGGAATGAGCAACGGCGCTGTTCAGCTTAGCCGCTACGATGGCTCGCAGCTTGAAGTGAAGAACGTGGAAGCTGTACATGTGATCGTCCTTTCGGAGCGGGTGGTGACGGCATAGCAGGTTGGTAACCCGTATTGCCACTTGACAATTCCTACAAATTTGTGTAGGAATTGTGTGTCCGATGTGGTGTCGGATATGGAACACGCGCTTTGATCCCGCCTTACGGCGAAGGTCTCCTCGGCGTGTTAGTACGGAGAAGGGGCGGAGTTACGGGTGGTGCCGGCTCATTACGCCCCTTTTCGTTTTATGCTGCATGCACGACAACGCCGGCAGAGCTTCATGCTCCACCGGCGCTAAGTTTTCGAAGTCATTGTTTGCGGTCTTTCTCATAGTCGTCTCCCCTTCTGGCATTATTGATTTTGTTATCGCCAGTTGGGTTCTGGCGGTTACGGCGGCCCGGTCACTGGCCGCCATCTTCTTCTGCGCTCAGGCGCCTCATGCACCCATCTTCTTCTCGCGGTCATCGCTTGGGTCGTGGACCGTCTTCTTTCGGAGTCTTTCATCACGTGCATTCCCTTTCATTTGCAGTTTCGTCTTTCGGGTCTTTTGCCCTGCCGGCTTCTGTTTGGCCGCTGTTGACTCACAAATTATCACAAACAAATATTAGGTCAATAAGTTTGTTTGTATGAATGCGTGTTTTTTGCTAAATAATTGTGAACCATGAGGAATGAGAACGATGGAAACGGCCCTTACACGCCTCCTCAATGAAAAACTCCAGGAAAAGTTTGACGGCAACGCCAGCGAACTCGCCCGGGTCGTGGGAACAAGCCAACAGAACATCAGTAATTTCATCAAGGGAGACGTTCTTCGTCCTCATTATTGGAAGGCGGCGGCCGATGCGCTAGGTATTCCACACAGGAAAATGCAAGAGCTTTTTCGCGAGGCGCGCGGTCAAGATCATTATGTTTGGAACGGTGATCCCGCCGCTCCGCATACCGCTTCGTATCGGGCAGGAACGACGGCGATCCTAGACGACCTTGGAATACCTTACCCCCAAAAGCCAAGCACAATTGTTGCTCCAAATGCAACAATAATGCCTGCAGCTCAAGTAGTTACGACCAACAAAATGCTCCCCGTCCTAGGCATGGCAGTTGGTGGGGAGGATGGCCGCTACATATTCAACGGTAGCATAATCGACTATGTCGTTTGCCCTCCCTCTCTAGAGAACGTAGCGGGTGCCTATGCGGTCTATATAGATGGCGAGTCGATGTTTCCGCGCTTCAAGGCTGGTGAGACAGTGTGGGTTCACCCGGGAAAGCCAGCTCGTCGAGGCGACGACGTGATTGTCCAGCTTAAACCTATAGAAGACGATGGCTCTCCGCCTTGGGGTTACGTCAAAGAGTACGTTGGCCGTCAGGGTAACAACCTGGTTCTCCGGCAGTACAATCCGCCGATCGAAATCCAGTTTGACGTCAATGAGGTCCTAACGACTCACCCGATCGTTCTCGCTGGCAAATACTAAATTCACAAAATTACAAACTTTGTGATTGACGATGAAAGTTTGTAGGCCTATATCTCCTGTTGTACCCAGCAAGCCAAGCTGGCCACCACAAGAGGAGATACACCATGTACAGACCACGTCCCGACGAACTTGACGACATCTCTGTATCCGCGCGGTCGGATGAGCGCATGCTGCGCCCGGACCACAAGGCCAAGAAGCACGGCAAGCCCAAGACGAAATATGAGTACATGCGCCGCTTCCCCAAAAAGCCGCGTAACGGCGAGGAAGTTGGCGGCGGCCACTTCGTATTCCGCCGTGGCGACAGCACTGGACGCATCCGTCCCTGCATGTGGCCCTTCGAGCACCCCTCCTACGATTCCGCCCTGATTGAAGCTGCACGCCTGCAGAAAGAGCATGGCGGCACCTTCGAAGTCTTCGTCCGCGTCGGCAGCGTCGAGGCGCTTAAGGCCGACGAATGAGCACGGCTGTCGTCGAAAAACCGGTCACCGTTCAGCAGATCATCCTTACACTGCACGCCGACCTGATGAAGGACATCGCCAGTTTTCTGGCTTTGTCGCTCTTCATTGCCGCAGTGCTGATCTGGGCTTAATAACCGCCCTACCAAACAAGGCACCACCCACCACCACACCACATCCGAGGAGACACAAATGTCGAGAAGACGCGACACCACCTACACCCCTGCCCCTTATGGCGGCAACGGCCTTGAAGTCGTAGCCAACCTTTCACCCGAAACCGCACCGACGGCCGTCCTTGTCGCTGTCGCCAAATGGCACGAGCGCAGGAAGGATGGCCGCAACCGCGTCATCGCCTCCAAGCTGCGTGAGCTCGTCGCGGCGAATGACAATGGGAGGAGAAGATAATGGGCGCCGCCGAGAGCATTTCCGATCTGCGATCACTCCTCAGCATTATTGCTGAGGAAACTGGCGCTTTGAAAATGAATGACGCTGACGAGGACAGTGTCGGCTGGACAACGGAAGGCCCGCTGCCAATGACGTTCGGCGATGTCCGCCGCGCTCATGCCGCACTTGCCGCCCTCGAAGCCGCCCTGTCCGCTGCGGAGCCGGTGAAGACGCCGTTCGAAGTCGCTTCAAAACACATTCCAGAAGGCCGCGCCTCACTGCTTTCCAGAGCAATTCGCCAAGCCTTGAACGATTATGGCTGGAAGAACTTCGGAATTCTCCCCGAGGTTTTGATGGGCTACATCGTTCAGGCAGAGAAGGCCGAGGCAGATGCGCACCCGCAAAATCCGCGAGACTGCGGTCATGATGGTGGCGACCTGTCTGAACGCCGGGACAATATCGGTAGCGCATACACCCGCTCCGCCCTCTCCGCACAGGTGCAGGACGTGGTGGAAGAGGACCCGAAAGAAATAGCGACGTGGGAAGACCAGCAAGCCTTTGAGGCGTGGGCGCAGGGCGAGCGGTACGAAATGCATCAGCACCCGCTGCACTATCTGTTCATGGACCCAAAAACGAACGCCGCGAGGCGGGGATGGAAAGCGGCGTTACAGTTCGCCCGTGACAGGCTCCCCGCAGCACCCGCAAAGCAGGAGGGTTGACGTGTCACCAGCCAATGACAACTCCCCTCGCCTCATCGGCCGCAAGGAGGCTGCAGAATATCTCGGCATAGGGCAGTCCACGTTCTCGATGTGGGTGGCCACTCTCAAGATGCCGCAACCGATCGCCGGCACCAGAAGATGGGACAAGAAGGCGATCGATGCGCGCCTTGACGAATTGAGCGGCTTGGCAGCCAATGACAACGAGGACCCCTATGAGAAATGGATGACGGAAAATGCGAGTTAAGCTCAAAGGGCTGATGAAGGTCAAAAAGACCCTCGCGAGCGGCAAGACCATCTATTACTGCTACGCCTGGCGCGGCGGTCCGCTTCTCAAAACAAAGAGCGGCGAGCCAATGCAGCTGGGCGATCCCATGTTGATCAAGGCGTTTTCGGACGCGACGAAGGATCGCCACGTTGACCCAAGCGAAACGTTGGGAGCCCTCATCACCGAATACAGGGCGTCGACCGAGTTCCTATCGAAAGCCGACAAGACACGCCGCGAATATGACCGGTACCTCGATCTAATTCGAGAGAAGTTCGGCAAGGTACCATTCTTCATGCTCCAAGATCCTCGCTACCGAGGCGAGTTCAAGAAGTGGCGCGACAGCATGGCGGACAAGCCTCGGACAGCGGATTATGCGTGGACCACCCTTGCCCGCATCCTTTCCTTCGGTAAGGACCGCGGCAAGCTGTCAGTGAACATTGCGGAGAAAGGCGGCCGCCTCTATTCCGCCGACCGTACCGAAAACATCTGGACCGAAGAGCACTTGCAGAAGCTGTTCGCCGTTGCGACGAAAGAGATAAAGGCTGCAGTTATCTTCGCCCTGTGGACAGGCCAGCGCAAAGGCGACCTGCTGGTTGCCCCATGGAGCGACTACGACGGCAAGACCATCAAGGTGAAGCAGAGCAAGACCGGCGCGCGCGTTAAAATCCCTTGCGGCAACGAACTGAAACAGATTTTGGACGCGATGCCGCGACGGTCGACGGTGATTCTCACCAACACGAAAAAGAAGATCCCTTGGACGTCGGATGGCTTCGACACATCGTTCCAGAAAACGAAAGCAAAGGCTGGCATCGATGACCTAACGTTCCACGATCTACGCGGGACTGCGGTCACTCGTCTGGCCATGGCGGGTTGCAACAACAGCCAAATCGCGTCCATCTCCGGCCACAGCCTGCGCGACGTCGACGCTATCCTTGACGCTCACTATCTGGGCGGACGAGCTGAACTCGCCGAGCAAGCCATTGCCAAGCTGGAGGATTATCAGGGCCAAAAGAAGTAG